AATGGAACTTTAGTAAATACAAATGCAGTATTGTATTTACTAGAAGAATATCCGACCGCCTATGACCCGGACAAGATTGTGGAGCAGTTGGAAAATGAGAGAAAGTTTTGGGAGAATGCATATAACAGGAATTTGGGAAAAGAGAAAGCAAGAAGTTATGAGCACGCAATCGAGATTGTGAAAGGCGGTGGAGTAGAGTGACAAGCAAAAAATTATGTGAAATGTGCACGGAGTATTCTGATGACGAAAAATGTGAGTACAAAAATACTTGCGAATTGCAAAAGATTTTGACGGAAAACAAAGACCTGAAAGCGGAAAATAAACAACTTAAAGCGAAAGTTGAAAAGTTAGAAGTTGAAAAATCATGGTGGAATTCACCGGACATGATGGGAAGGTGGTGAAACAGATGGCGATTAAACCAATTTTATTTAACACCGAGATGGTTCGGGCAATTCTGGACGGACGGAAAAGTTGTACCAGACGGTTGGTTAAACATGATGTTGAATCAGTTCTCAACAGTCCATATCATAAGGCACATCCAGAGGTAGAAGATAAACAGATTATAAGCAAACTATGTAATCCACCGTATCAGCTTGGGGATATCATCTACATCCGTGAGACCTGGGCGTGGTGTCCGTGTTGGGATTGCGGTCTGGATGTTGAAGAGACCGGATGCGGGCACGAACAAGAGCAAAAATACAATGGTGAGAAAAAGGAACATGGATGTTACATATACCGTGCATCGTGTGCCGACAATGAATATCCATCGGTGGATACGTGGCACCCATCCATCCATATGCCAAAAGAGGCGGCGCGAATCTGGCTTCGCGTTACCGACGTACGAGTGGAGCGGTTGCAGGAGATTAATGCGGAGGGTATTCGCAATGAAGGAATTTCTTCTATGGCAGTTCATGTCGGAGATATGGAAATCGCATTGAAAGAATGGAAAAACCTTTGGAACAGCACCGTCAAGAAGTCCGACATAAACTGCTACGGTTGGGATGCGAATCCGTGGGTGTGGATTATCGAGTTTGAGCGGTGTGAAAAACCGAAAGGAGTGTGAGGCATGAGTAAAAGCAGAGCTAGTAAAATGAACGGCTATCGTAGCATGGTAAGCCGTCAGAAAAATGATGTTTTTAAGTTTAAGTCTAAGAAGAAAAAGAAAGGGTGATACAGAATGAAGATTTTAAGCAAGAAGAAATACAATAAACTCATTGAAGATTTTGAGGAATCGCAGAAAAAGGTCGAGGAACTCAAAAGGATAAACGAGAATATCGGGGAAAAGCTTGAAGATAAAAAGACAAGTTGCAAGGCAAATGTTGGAAAAGATTTTTGTAATGTTTGCAAAAATTCTTACAGTTATAAGAACAATAATGGGCTTATTCCCATTAACCGTGTAGGTTGCTTGCTTGCTGTGTCTTGTGAGGATTTTAAGAGAAAAGAAAGTAGGTGATTCAAAGTGGGTAACAATGCAGAGATAGTAATAGCACAGGCTTTAATGATGAGAATTAAAGATTATGCAGAAAGAGCCTTGGATAAAAAAGATGTAACACTTGATATGGCTATGGTTGAAATACGTGATACAGTTGACGCTTATGACGAGTATTTTCAGACAGGCAGAAAGCCACAGTAACTAACTAAAAATCAAAGAAAGGAATAGGTTGTGCGCACATAAAACCGAGGTTTCCTTTTGGTAAGAGAAAATGTTAGATTTTGGATATTACAACATGGATTGTATGCAAGGAATGAAAGAATTTCCCGACAAATATTTTGACCTTGCGATTGTTGATGTGCCTTATGGAATTGGCGAAAGCGGCGGTAAAAACAAGAGCAGGGGTAAATTAGCAAAGCCTACTGATTATAAGGATTATATCGGAAATGATAGTAAGGCACCGAATAAAGATTATTTTGGGGAATTATTCAGAGTATCAAAAAACCAAATTATATGGGGTGCAAATCATTTTATAAGCAAAATTCCATACGATAGCAGTTGTTGGATTGTTTGGGATAAAGTAAATGGAAACACAGATTTTGCAGATTGTGAACTTGCGTGGACTTCGTTTGATACTGCAGTAAGAAAAATATCATTTATGTGGAATGGAATGTTGCAGGGAAAGAGTATTTCAGAAGGTCATTTAATGCAAGGCGACAAAAGTAAAAATGAGAAAAGAATACACCCAAATCAAAAGCCAGTTGCATTGTACGAATGGATTTTAAACAGATACGCAAAAGACGGAGATATTATTCTTGACACTCATGTAGGCAGTGCGAGTAGCTTGATAGCTTGTTATAACACAAATCATAAATTTGTCGGGTTTGAGCTTGACGAATACTATTACAAGGTATCAAAGCAGAGGTTAGATACCGAAATGGCACAAATGAGATTAAGTGATTATATTTAACAGGAGAAATGGCTTATGAAATTTACAAAATTCATTAAGCCAGAACTTGAAAAAATCAAAGAAAATGCCAATTTCACGGAAGAAGAGGAGAGGATTTTTTCTCTTCTCTGCCGTGGTTTTTCACAAAAGCAAATATCCACAAAAGAAAATCTATCACTAAGAACGATAGAGTACAGAGTGAGAGATATAAAGGACAAAATAGAAAGAACGGGGGTATTTGATTGGATGAAAAAGAACTGTTGAAATATGCCGTTGATAGTGGTATTCTCGACATAGCACTTGTGCAGAAACAGGTCACTATGCAAAAGAGAGAAAAATTACTCAACAAAAACCCTTATAAAATCTATCAAGGAAAGGATGAGAACTGGTACTCATATCTGCCGGATGAAGTAAAAGGCAGACGTAAAATCAAGGCAAAGCGCAGAGAAGCGGTCGAGCAGAAAATCATTGATTATTGGAAAGAGAGAGAGGATGACCCTACGATAGAGGAAATCTTCAACCGTTGGATTTCACAAAAGCTGGAACTTGAAGAAATCAGCAGGGCAACCTACGACAGATACTTAATGGATTTTCAAAGATACTTTGACGGTATCAAGGATAAGAGAATCAAAAGTGTAGACGAATGTGATCTTGAAACGTTCATACGAAACAGCATCCATGACTTCAACATGACTTCCAAGGCATTCTCAAACTTCCGGACGCTGATTTATGGAATCTTTAAGTATGCCAAGCGGAAGAAGTATGTTAAGTTTTCCATTACATACACGCTGAAAGACATGGATATATCGCCAAAAGCATTTAAGCACGTAGTCCGACAGGCAAAAGACCAAGTATATATGCCAGATGAAAAGGAACGCATGGAGATGTACTTAAGGAATCACTTGGATATCGTAAACCTTGGATTGCTATTCATGTTTAAGACAGGGGTACGTGTCGGGGAATTGTCGGCATTAAAGCGGAAAGATGTTGAAAACTACACGGTTGCGATCAATTCTACAGAAACACGCTATCGTGATGATGATGGTTTTCACTATGAGGTCAAAGATTTTCCGAAATCAGAAGCCGGATTGCGATTCGCCATATTGCCGGATAAGTACAAATGGATTCTTGATGAAGTACGAAAGAGAAATCCCTTTGGGGAATATTTATTCGAGAGAGACGGAGAACGGCTGAAATCCTACAACTTTCGTGAACGTTTGCGGTATATATGTGAACATGAACTGCGAATGAAAGTGAAATCTCCACACAAAATCCGAAAGACATACGGAAGTATTCTTCTTGACGGAAAAGTGAAAGAGTCCACAATCCTTGATACTATGGGGCATACAGACATTAGTTGCACAAAAGATCATTATTATTTTGATCGTACCGGAATTGAGGAAAAGAGACAGGAACTTGACTTAATCGAAGCATTATGAGTCCCTAGTACTCAAAGGTACTCAAAGAAAAATTGATAGAATGGCTATTTTAAGCCATTTCAAGGCAATTACTCTAGGGTTCGATTCCCGTACGGACTGTTTTAAAAGTCGCATAAACACTGTGTTTGCGGCGTCTTAAAAAAATTGGTACTCAAAATGGTACTCAAAAATTGAACACAAAAGAAAGGAGTCTGCGCAAGTGCTTTAGATTCTTTTCTGAAAATGGTAAACTTGGAACGCTGTGGCGTTCTTTTTTTTATGCGGTTTTTCTGCTTATTTTTTGCGGAAGAACCGTATTTTTTTATGCAAAAATATAAGCATAGGAGGGATGCGGAATGTTATTTACAGATGAAATTCTTGAAAAAATCTTAACAAGAGAAGATGTGTCAAAGGTTCCGCTTGTGTATCAGTCAGCAATGATTCACGCAATCAAGGAAGTATTGGAGGAAGAGAATGTATCAGATGCAAAATCAGAATATGGCATTTAACCCAAACCCAAGCTATGCCGCTTATCAGTACAACCCAATGCAGAGGTTTCAACAGCCAGAGCCACAGATTCCGCAGATGCAACCACAGTTTCTTGGAATCCAAGGAAAAGTAGTACAGTCGGAATCAGCGATCATGGCGAATGATGTACCTATGGATGGAAGTGTTGCGTTTTTCCCGATGCAGGACATGAGCGCAATCGTTGCGAAACAATGGGATGCCAATGGAACAATCAGAAAGACCGTTTACAAGCCTTTTAATGAGCAGATGGCAGATTCTTCGAGTGACGATAAAAGAATTGAAATAGGGCTGTCTGACGATGCGACAAAGGCTATTACTGACAAATTGGATTGTTTGTTTGGCAAAATGGAAGAGTTGGAAGATAAGTTATCTTCGCAAGCGCAAAGAAAATCTTCACGAACACAAAAGGAGAGTGAGTCTTAATGAATCCTATGCAGATGTTACAGGGAATGAAAAACCCACAGCAGTTTTTACAACAAATGATGGGGAATAAAAGCGTAATGAACAACCCTATGGCTAGAAATGCTATGCAGATGGCACAAAAGGGAGATTCCAAGGGCATTGAGCAGATGGCTAGGAATTTGTGCAAAGAAAAGGGAATTGACGCAGACAAGGCTTTTGAATCGTTTAAAAGTCAATTAGGAATGTGATACTAATTCTTGCAAGATTATGTATATAAAAAATGAATTATGGAGGTAAATTCTATGTTTAACACAGGTAATTGTGCATCCGTTCCGCTTGTTGCGAACATTGACGGAAACGGAAATAACAATGGATGGGGCGCAGAAGGCTCATGGTTATGGTTCATTATCGTTATCTTCGCTATCTTCGGATGGGGTGGATTCGGTAACGGATTCGGAGGAAACGGAATGAATGGTGGTGTCGGAAGCGAAATCCAGCGCGGATTTGATAATCAGGCGGTTGTGTCAAAACTTGACGGAATTACAAACGGACTTTGTGACGGATTCTATGCAGTGCAAACCGGCATGAACGGCATCAACACAAACATTTTGCAGACCGGATTCGGCATTCAGCAAGCTATCAATGCTGATACAGTCGCTAATATGCAGAACACAAACGCATTACAGTCACAGCTTGCTAACTGTTGCTGTGAAACAAGAGAAGCTATCCAAGGCGTAAACTACAACATGGCAACTAACACTTGCGCATTGCAGAACACCATGAACAGCAACACAAGAGACATTATCGACAGTCAGAATGCAGGAACACGCGCTATTCTTGATTATCTTTGCAATGAGAAAATTTCTAGCTTACAGGCAGAAAATAACGACCTTCGCAGAGCGGCTTCACAGGATCGTCAGAGTGCATTACTTACAACTCAGATGGCAGCTCAGACACAGCAGATTATCAATGCAGTAAATCCGTCTGCTATCCCGGCATATGTTGTACCTAACCCAAATGCTTATGCATATGGATGCGGATGCAACACCGGTTGTGGCTGCTAAAACTAAATAATTGAGTATCTTAATTGAGTTTAACTCGATCATGTCTGCTATGCAGTATTACTTATAATCAAAGGGCAGACTGTAATGTTTGCCCTTATTTTTATGAAAGAGAGGTAAAAATAATGGAAGTAACAGGAATTGCATTACAAACCGTTGCCGCTGGAGAAGATGTGGCATTCACAGAAACAGCAGTAAACGGAACAAAATGTATCGTCCACAGACAGGGAAGTGGAATTATCAAGCTAAGAGGTATCACAAATCAGTGCAAAGCGAGATTCCTTGTGTCGTATTCCGGCAACATTCAGATCCCGACAGGCGGAACAGTCGGAGAGATTTCGCTTGCAATCGCGGTTGATGGAGAACCTTTGCAGTCAACAAAGATGATTGTAACGCCAGCCGCAGCACAAAATTTACAGAATATTAGTTCACAGGCATACGTTGATGTACCTTGTGGCTGTTGCAGTACAGTAGCGGTACAGAATACATCTACACAGGCTATTGAAGTGCAGAATTCTAATTTAATCGTTACTAGACAAGCTTGATAAGTATTCGATAATAAGTCTTTCTAATATTGCTGATACAGAAAGATGCTCTTTGATTGCTTGAATTTTAATCTTTTCCAACAATTCGCTTTCTATTGTGGTTGTGAATTTGATTTTAGACATTGCAAAACCTCCTTTTTAACAGTATACCATAAATACGTATTGACGTAAATATGCAAAATTGTTATAATATACGTAAATAAGTATATACGTATAAAGGAGATTGAAAGATGGCTTTTAAAAAAGGAATGACGGCATATAATTTTGATGATTTGACAGGCAAGACATTTAACAGGCTAACAGTTATTAAAAGAGTATATAGGAATAATAGTAAAAAAGTATATTGGAAATGTAGATGTGTTTGTGGAAAAGAAACAACTGTTGAAAGTTCAAAACTCAAAGGGGGATATACAAAAAGCTGTGGGTGTCTCAACAATGAAAATCGAAATCGCCATATAAATGAACTGACTACGCATAATATGAGTAACAGCAAATTGTTCGAGGTTTGGTGTTCAATGAGAAGAAGATGTGAAAACAGAAAAGATAAGGCGTATAAGTGGTATGGTGCTAAAGGCGTCAAAGTATGTGATGAATGGCAAGGAGAAGGCGGTTTTCAAAATTTTTATAATTGGTCTATAAAAAATGGGTACAAAGAGAATTTATCTATAGATAGAATAGATTTTAATGGAAATTATGAACCGTCAAATTGTCGTTGGATTACGCAAAAAGAGCAATGCAATAATACAAGCAGAAATATTTATATCGATTACCGCGGAGAAAGAAAGACGTTAAGTGAATTATGTGAGATGTATAATCTTAAATATGGAATTATGCACCATAGGATTTGTGATTTAGAACTTCCTTTTGAGATTGCTATGAATTTGAAAGGGTTTTGTAGAGTTCACTACAAAGGAAAGGAAACTGATTTAAGGCAAATATCAAGAGATGAAAAAATAGAGTATAAAACTTTATTGAAAGAAGTATTGGTAAATAAAAGAGACGATATAGAACAAATTATATTAGATTGTGGAGGTAAAAACATATGCACAAATGGGCTAAACAGATAATGGAATGCGTCAAGGCTAAAGTTGACGGCATCGGAATTGAGAATTTTGAGGGACAAAACCTTGATGATCTCAAGGATTGGACAGAGATTGCAAAGAACATCGTATGCTTTGACAAGGACTATAACATTGTTGAAGCGATGAAAAAGTCCGAAGATGAAGAAATCATGCGCATGATGGAAGAATTTGGAGATTATCCGGGAAGAAGATACTACAATGAGTACCGGTACTCAAATGGCAGATTTGCACCGAAAGGGCGCGGAACACGCAGAGGATATGCAGAACCGCCATATTACCATCAGATGCCGGAAGATTACCACGAATGGGAGAGAATGCCGGAATACGACCGAATGAGAGACCTTGACCGAATGAGTATGGGGAAGATGTATTATTCAGATCCTATGAGCGGAAATAACGGCATGAGTACCGGTACTCACGATGCAAGAGAGGGCAGAGCCGGTATGAGCCGGAGAAGTTACATGGAGACAAAGGAAATGCATAACGGAAATTCACCGGAAGATAAGGACGCAAAGATGAAAGAACTCGAAAAGTACATGAAATCTCTTTCTGAAGATGTGACCGAACTGTTTTCCGGTATGTCCCCGGAAGAGAAACAGTTAACCAAGACAAAGCTGACTACGCTTGTCACGAAAATGTAATAGAGAGGGCATTTTGCCCTCTTTGTTTGCGAGGTGGTAAATTGTTCACGATAAACAATGAAATGTGGAATTTGGTCAAAGTATCACGTTATAGCGATATGCTACAGAGAAGTGACGGAAGCAGAACGGTAGGCATGACCGACAGGGACACGAAAACGATATATCTTGCGGATGATTTGCGCGGAAAATTCCTTGACCGTGTGTTATGCCACGAATTATGTCATGCGTTCTGCCTTTCGTACAATGTATACATGGATATTGATACAGAGGAAATTGTAGCGGACTTCTTAGCTACATACGGAAGAGAAGTATTTGAAATAGCAGACAGACTATTGATTGAAATTATGGAGGTTGCATAATGGATAAAATTTCAGAACTCTTACAGTACGTGCACCGGACGAATCCGGAAATGACTAGGGAAAGGCTGATAGAAGAGTTGAGCAAAAGTGACTACGCGGCGCGGTCTTTGATTTTCACGAAAGAAAATTTTCTCCGCGCCCCAAAAAATATTTCGTAATTTTTTTGTACCCCCCTGGGGTAGCGTTTTAGGGTCAAGATTCCATTTTTACGGATTCTCAAAAACATGTAACAAACGTGCAATTATCTGCGGCATTCCGCAAATAACACAAATACACTATATGTTATGCCATATATAGATAATTCATTGATGATATTTGATGATATTGCCGATCACAGGCAAACGCCAGAAGACGCTTGCCCGGCTATAGTTATAGTCTAGCATAGACCGCATTTTACCACTTGTCAATATACTTTTTCCCGTCGTACCGGCTGTAAGTGTGCGTTATGTTTTCCAACTTTTGTGTGATCTGCAACCAGTCACCGCCACGTTGGGCGGTTATTTTGATTTTTACAGACTCCACCCATTCCACGCCTTCAAATTTTGAGTAGCCGCACATTTTGCCGGATATTTCCAGATAACCAAGGGCAGACACCCGGCGCATGATTTCCCTTTTTCCGATATACTCATATTTTCCCATCTTTCCCACCTCCAGACGTTCCGCGTTCACTCATGCAGATATTTTTGCATCCGTCACGCGATAATTGGTTTACGATCAGCCGCGCTTGTAAATCTCCATACGCCACGCGGTGCACAGCTTGCCCGTTAAAATCCGCTTTAATGTCGTAGATCATAGGCTTTATACCTCCTTATATCATGTTTGCTTGTCAATGTGCGCGTGAGTACCAGTACTCACGGAACCCACGCCGCCGGAATCGAACCGGTACGCAACGCCACCAGACACGCGAAGAAGGGCGGATTTGTACCGCCCTAAATTACAACAAAATCCCCTTGGAATCCTGTTGTTACAATCATTTTTCCATCATATCTGCGGTAAACAACACCGCAACCATCCGCAAAAGTTGACCATACAATCCATCCGGGCGGTGTAAGTTTTTCCCCAGTCTTATAATCCCGGAATGAGTAGTGCGGAATAACGCCGCTTTTTTCTTGATCTAGCGCGTTGTTAATTGCTTGCGATTCTGTCACAAGCACAACGCCGTTTTTTGTGTGCAAAACATAGTTATTTTCATGCATTTTTTCTTTCTCCTTTTCAATTTTATAAAACCGCCGCCGGTATCGGTCCGGCGTGCATTCTCTGCGGCGGCTATTTTAAAAATATGATTTTTCATAGCAAACTTGCTTTAAATAATTGATTTTCCGGCCGAGTCCGCCGCCTAAGTCCATAGCATAAAGCATAATGTTTGTTGGAACCGCATCCAATAACTTTTCATATCTTTGCGTCTCCGGCATAGAGTCTAACCATTTCTCCCATTCTTCGCGCTGAACATCTGCACAATGTTCAATTCTTAAAAGTGCATCGCCCGGAACGTATGTAGATGGGTTTACATACCATGTAATTTTTCCACATTCAGCAATATGTGCGATTATCTTATAATCGCCGTTTTCCTCGACTGCTTTATTACATACAGTAACGCCATTTCCAAGGCACCCTAGAAATAACTCAAATTTTTCTTTTCTCATTTTTCAATTCCTCCATATTTTCAAAATTTCCCGGTTATTCCGGTAAAAGCAAGCCGGGGAATCGAACCCCGGAAGCGCCAACCTTGCTAATTAATTATTTTGCTTTTGCAGCGTGTTTTGTAAGCTCTCTGTAAAGCAGATTACATGCTGTCGCTTCTGCCTTATCCTCTGTATATCTGCCTTTTTCCTCTTCTGTCTCGTCTAAAATATCAGCAAGCCAATCAACGGCAGAGCCAAGAAAAATATCATCAGAAATAGGGAAAGCTGTAGGAAGTCCTGCCATCCAGTCGCAAAACAAAGAATATTTACTAATTCTTCCGGCTCTATACTGACAATCATATTTAACTTTCTCGTTCTCAAAAGCCGTTAAAATGTCTTTGCATATGTCGTTGTAGTCTGTCTTTGCTTCCTTGTTGTCATATGTGTAATATTCCTCTGCTGCTTCGTAGCTCTCCATGATTGCGTTTTTAATTGCTTCCATTGCTTCTTTGCTGTTTGTTCTTCTCATTTCTTTTTACCTGTGCTATAATATAGCTACCTTTCTTTTTGATTGGTGGCGGTTCGTTCTTGGTAGGAGTGACCGCCTTTTTATTTTCTGTGCTTCATTTGATACTTGTATTATACAGAAATTAGGCACTAATGTATATTGACAAAATATACAAAATTAAGCACTAATATCATACCGGAAATTGTGTATTATTATTAAGCACTAATTAAGTATTGACAATTAAGCACTAATTATATATAATGTAAGAAAAAATACGGAGGTGTAGAAAGATGGATGAAAACACAAAAGCAGTAAAGAACAGGCAAGCGGTAAAGAAATGCATGAGCAATAAAGACAGAATAAACATTATATTGCCACTTGGAACAATAGAGAGAATCAACTCATACGGACTAAAAACAAGCGCATTTGCTAGGGAGTTAATTCTTGCGGAGCTTGATAAAATGGATAGAATGAAAAAATAATAAATTAAGCACTAAATAAGTATTGACAATTAAGCACTAACTATATATAATGTAATCAGATCAAAGAAATAGAGCAAAGGCGAAAGCCAAGAAAGGAGAAACACCATGAAAAAATATATTGTAAAAGATCGGGGCATTGAATGGAGTTATGACAACAAAGAAAAGGCTGCTAAGAAAGCCGCTGATCTGAACACGGAAGTAACAGAAAAAACCGTGTGGAGATATTACGCCCCATATTATACAAGCGGCACTGCAAACTATCGGGAAATCACGGGTGAAACTTTAATAGACACAATAGAGAAAGGATTTGATCAGATCATAAAAGATTATGATCTTGGCGGCGTTTCAGGCTTGAAATTGAAGTCTGTTAAATTACAAAAGGAAGATGGGTATGCGAATTTAGTTGTAGATTTTATACCACTCGGAAAACTTGGAAAAGAACTTTCAGAGGAAGAAAAGGCAGTAAAAATTGAATGGGTTACAGATGATGAATTCCAGGGCGAATACACTTTTACATTGAACAAATAAAAGGCTAGCGGAGCCGATAAGCTCCGCTATTCTGCATTAAGGAGCAAATAAAAACATGGCTAAAGTTGTAAAAAAATGCGTTGTCTGCGGGAAAGAGTTTTATTGCGAATCATCGCGTGACATTGTGACCTGCTCGAAAGAATGCCGGTTGATACATTTGAGCCAAACACATACGGGGTTAAAGCGCTCCGAAGAGAGCAAGCGCAGGATGTCAGAAACAAGGCGCGCGAATCCGCGAAATACAGAAATACAGCGAAAAGCTACAGAAGCCGCAAAGAACAGTCCGAAATCCGGACGGTTTGAAACAAACAGGGCGGCGATAGATTGGCATTTAGTAAGCCCAGAGGGAGAGCACTTTTATATTCACTCCCTGTCCTTTTGGCTTAGGGAAAATTGCAATAAATATTTTGGAGTAGAGCCGGACAGCAAGCAATTTTTTAATATAATTGCGGGGTTGAGCCGCGTTAAAAGATCGGTTCTTGGGACACTTCCAGAAGGGCAACGCCCCGGATATAGTTATAAAGGTTGGTCAGTGATTCCGACCGAGGATGATAAACAGGATAAATAAAAGATTGGACAAGGGCAGCTTTTCCGGCTGCCTTTTCTTTTTGCCATGTCCAAAATAAACAACGCGTCCGGGAATATCTTACAAAATCTCCAAAAACCGTAAACAAACTATAAAATTTTTCTTAATTTTTTATAAACAAGGCTAGGCTCATTAGGTCTTTGATAAGTCAAAAAATGATAGAATAGTATCAGTTTTTACAAAAAATCGTCTGACAATCGTATGACATAAGGCGACACAATCGTCTGACGTCGCTTTTTCAGAACTATGTTTCTCTTTCTCTATCTTTTTCTTAATCTTTTAAATTAATAATAATACACTGTATCTAAAGCCTGTAGGTTTATAGTAAGTGTATATCCGCATACGCGCGCGGCGTAAGTATATAATACCACCGTAAAAAATAAAGGCTTGACTTTAAACCCGGAAATAGTGTATACCAAAAGCAGAGAGATTAACAGATTGGAGGTGTGAATATATGCAGGATGTAGAGAGTGTAGATCTTACAAGCCTTATAGTGGATCTAGGTACAGTACAGATATACACATCAACTGTACAGGATTTAATAGACAACGCTTGTATAGAATTTCACATCGAAGATTTACTAAAAGCTGGACAGAGACAATGGAAAGCTGTTATGCAGTATGTTGGTATGCATCTATTCCCTGATACATCGGTACTAAAAGACAAGAGCTTGAAACCTCTTGGTAATGCAACTATACCGACTAATTGTAACAGATATGACAGAGAGGTATTATATAAGCTTTGTGATTATTATATATATCTCTCCAATGTGTATAGCAAGTTGGTAAGTACAGTAGCATTCAGTTATTTTTGTAATATACCAACCAACACAATGGATATATGGAGTACAGAAGAACCAAGTTCGTTGGCTTTCAAGATGTGGCAAAAATTACAGCGATCTCGTAAGGATTGCATCCTAGATCGTGCGTATGATTCCAACAGCCCTGTAGGCACTATGTTCGTGGGAAATAACGAATTTGGCATGAATCAGCCAGGCATTGGAGATAATGCCACCCAAAGAAGGGCAATCACAGCGCAGGAGCTGCCAAGGCTGGACGAGAAAAAGAGCCAAGAATTGCACGCGATTGATACACAATTTGTCGGTGTGGCTGCAAATAATACGGTTTAAATTGTGTGCGGTTATTCTACAATTCACAAATGCAGTAATACCAAGGGTTGTAGCGTTTTAACTATTCGTGAACTATTCGGAAAAGTTAGGTTTTGCGAATAGTTACAAGGGTATGACGTGAATTGTATTAAAACAATTTGATTTTCACACAATGACAACAAAACGAAACGGAAAATATTTTATATTTCCATGTTTTCAGAAAAAGGATGGGGAGGGGGTCTGACAGAAAGACCACCGGGCGGCTACTAAGTCCCTTAAATACCTCAAAAAATAAAAAGCCACTTACAACACCCATTGACTTTCATCGTAAATAGGCTATAATAAATTTATAACAATTCACTTTCACGTTGCGAATCGCAACTACATTTCCAAAAAATTTTTAAAAACAAAAAAGAGTGTTTCGGACAGGAGAATGACATATGACCGGAAATGAGTACCAGAAATTAGCCATGCGGACGAAAAACCACAAGGCGACAGAAAGAATTTCGGATAAACTCGATTTGCTTAAATTTTGCAAAAAAGAACAATATCGCATCCGAAGTACAAAATTACGATCTTGGTGGCATCTTTAATGCTTGCCTTGGATTATCCGGCGAGGTTGGAGAGTTCAACGACATGATTAAAAAGTGGATTTTCCATGAGAAACAGCTTGATATTGACCACGCAAAGAAAGAAGCTGGAGATGTTTGCTGGTATCTTGCAATGCTTTGCGAATCCTTCGGCTGGAGCCTTGATGAGATCATGCAGATGAATGTAGACAAACTTAAGGCACGTTATCCGGAAGGGTTTGACATTGAAAGAGCAAACCACAGAGCGGAAAGTGATGTTTAATGGCAAGCTGCAGCAATGAGTTGATGAAAACCGAGTATTCCACAGCTTTTGATGAAAAGCGCAAAGGTTTGATTGAACAGTCGTATTACAAATACGGACCGGCAAGAATGAACTTTTCCTCCGGAAATGTTGATGCAATCGAAAGTTTGAAAATGTGCCTTGCCAAGTTTGAAGAGACCGGAAACCTTGAATACCTGTGTGATGTTGCAAACTATGCCATGTTCCGGTTTATGTTTCCACAGCAGGGCGAGTATTTCAAACATACGAATTCTGATGAATCTGCTGGACTTTTCGGTATGAGCGTAAATGAAATGGAACGATTCAAACAGGAACACAGTTTTGAGGATGGGAGATATTGATATGGCTTTGAAAGTTATTGCAACAGCGATAGATGCCCTCGTAATACTGGGACTTATGAGAGCACAGATAAAAGAGAGAGACAATTCAAACGCAATGGGGTATTTGCTTTCATACGCGACCTTTGCAATGAATATTATGGTCATTTGGAAATGATGGGCTATCGCCAAACGGTAAGGCACAGGATTTTGATTCCTGTATTCCCGGGTTCGAATCCCGGTAGCCTAATTGGTTGCATGCTGACGTTTCATGTAGCCACGTATGTTTTCCATACGTACTTGAACCCTTGGTTGAGTGATTCAAGCATTTGGGTTCCTCCTTTCGCCACTAGGACGATTCTGTTAAGGACGGTGCGAGACCGTCCGGTGGTATTCTATCATGCATCTATCCAACGGTGCATGAGCCATGAAATTAGGTGGTGGCGGAATAGGTAGACGCGCAGATGGAAGAGACAGGACAAAGATTAAAAACTCATGGTTGAAGTCCTATGGGTTCGATTCCCTCCAATGTGAACAGTGCACGGTTTATGTGAGGTGCAAATCCTCACCCACCTATTCGGTCAAATTATGCTGTTTGCTTGCAGATGGTCTATGTTTTGGCTGTATGATACCACGGGCAATTATAATGTGGCGCAGAGGCATCAAGACCTCGAAATGGAAGCATTAAGACTTCGTTAAGTAGTAACAACGATGGGTATTCCTGCTGAATCATCGTTAAAACAAAACAGGATAGTGCCATGCATAGCACGTAAAACATATTGCTAACCGTCTTGTGGCGGTTTTGATCGGTTAGTCGAGCGGTAAGACACCACCCTTTCACGGTGGCAACACGAGTTCAAATCTCGTACCGATCATTTAAACATGATTACCTCGGTTATTTGGCAGTGTTCCCATAATGGAATTGGAGCCGGTTGCTATCCGGTCGGGCGTTTGTTCGCCTTGTAGGTTCGAGTCCTACACACTGCGCTTGCCCGAAATAGGGCGTTGATGTGTGGCGGAATGGGTAAACGCTATGAAATGTCTATTGCAAAATGCAATACAGAGAAAGTATTTCTCAGGGACATTATGAGAAAATAAATCTTTTCTGCGAGGTTCGAATCCTCGCCATATCAATTCCTTATCTCCACTTAGTCGGGTGCTACTGCAATAGTTCCGGTCGATGGGAGACTTATGGATGATAGCGACATTATTGGCAACAGAAAACCCCTCAGTGATTAGAAATTGCAGATTTGAAAGCTGTTGGCATGGTTTTGGCTGACAGGGTTCGATTCCCTGTGTCGCTATTCGATGATAAAAAACATTTTGGAATATTTATATCAAACGAAAGACACGGAATCTCACGAGGATTCCGATTTTTGCTATGATTGGGGGCGTAAGAATGTGTGATTTTTGCAAAGACATAGGAATCGGAATACCGGATTGGGATTTCCTTACTCTGGATAAAAACGGAAAAGTACCGTCCGGTAATAAAATAGAAATTCGGAAAATTGCAGACAAACACGCGCTTGTTTTTACGAATAGTGCAGGAGAATACGGCGCAGGAGCGATAAATATTGCGTTTTGCCCTATCTGTGGTAGAAAGCTGGTGTAATAATGAAACCATTAGAAGAAATATTTTTTAGAGCTTGCGTGAATGAACAGAAAAGAAAATTGCATTCAAGCAATCGAGAATTAAGTATAAGAACTATTGGAAATATTTTTGAAAGGCTTGGATTTTCGTACAAGCAGTTAATGTATTATGTCAGAAAGTGGTCTGACAGGGGATTTTATGATTACGGAGTAATACTTGACTTTGGATGGTTTGAATTTGACAAACTGACCGGAGAATATAAACGGATTTATGATTCTATGACAAGTACGGACGGATGGAAAGATGGAGAGTTGGAAAATTATATTGTCAGCAATTCTTTTAAACGAGATAGAATAACACCACTTGATATTCTGTATATGTACGGATTGGTTTGAAAGGCGGCAGAATGATGGTTACACAGAAAGATGTCCACAATAGTATAGTTGTAAATGCAAACGTTTGGCAGAAAAGATATTTATCATTACAATGCGGTGGAAGCGTTGAAAAGATAAAGGAAGCCGAACAGGCAATGGCTAATATGATTAACGGCATTAGCAAGGCACTTAAAAATAGTGGAACAGATTATTTGAATAAACTTGATTTGTAAGAGAGGGATTTTATGAAACATCAAAAAGAATGGTATACTTGTGATCGTTGTGGTGCGGAAATTAAAAAAGGAATACTGTGCGGAAATTCGGTTACAAGAAACGGCGTTTTAAATGCCACATACGACTTGTGTTATAAATGTATGGAAGATTTTGAGAGGTTTATGAGAAATGATCGTTAATATGGGAACCAAAACCTATGAAATGAGCAGCAAACAGGCAAAGGCTATCCTTGGAACGGCTAAGAAACTTGCAAATTGCAACATATACGGCATTGAAAAAGGTAATGTGGTGATTATGCTGAATGAAAAATATGAGGACGATATGAGCCTTAAAAAAGCCGTAGGGGAGTATAAAAAGAAAGGGTTCAAGGTGCATTGGAAATGAAAACACTAGTTGATTTTATCAAAAATTTGAAATCTTTTTATCAGTTTTATAAAGATTATAAATATAACGGTGCTGAATGTGAGTTTATTATCCAGAATTATCAAGAAGTTTTATGTAGCCGAACAAAAACTATGAGCAAGCCGACATATTATGCAAATTCCGTTATCGGAGAGATGGATAGGTGGTATGAAGATTCTTGGAAATCTATGTATAAATGCGAACCATTTGAGCCAGAAGAAGAAAAAATTATGATAAAATCCGATGGCAAAACCGCACAAGTGTTTATTGACGGCAAAAAAGTAAGCTGCACGGACATGGAGTTGTATTTTATCGCTCATGCAAAGCAAAGTCCAATGATTAAAATTGATGCACGATGGCATAAAACGGATGAAAACGGAAACATGATTCTGAATGAGGATAGAACCGCCGTATTAACAGAGGGCATTAAAATAAATTGTTAGGAGTGTTTGAAAATGAAAATAATGGTATTGTTTGCGATAACAGGAGCCGCATTTTTGTTCTTGGGTGTATATCTTCTAATTGACTATATAATAACAGGACAAAGACTTAAACTAAATCAAAAGGCTTGGGATCAATACAGTGCAAATATGGATTTTGATAGAAAGGTTGATGAGTATTTGCCTTGGTGTATAGAACAAAAGATGAAAAACGGATGGCATAATTATTATTTTCCAAAATTTTAAGGAGAAAAGTTATGAAAATATCAGAAATGAACAATTGTATTGAAGAAATGCGAAAATGCTACAATTTTAAAGATGATGAAACAGAAATTAGACTTGCAAATGTGATAAGCCATGATGACAAATGTGTTTGTGTTAGTACAAGAGATGAAAATGGGACAACAATTGAAATGACAAGGTATGTAGATAAATTAGTAAATGTTTAGTTGCTGATTATCAGCGGAAAGGAATTATTATGAAGAAGAAAATTTTAGCAATTGCATTAGGATTGACATTGTGCTTAGGAATGACCGGATGCGCATCGTGGGACAGATTTGTGGTAGACATGAAAAGCGATGCAAACGGTGGCATGCAAAGAACCATTACTGTATACACGGCAGATGGTAAAGAACTTGCAACATATAAAGGCAAGATTGACCTTAGCACAGACGATGGTGGATATGTTAAGTTTGACCTCAATGGCAAGAGATATATCTACTACAACTGCTTTGTAGAAAGCATTGCGGATATAAAATAAATAACAATTCAGACGAAGAAAATAGTCTTTAAATAATTTCCAAAACACTAAGAGGTGCGTACAATATTGGTGTGCTAAGAATAGCTTTTACTACTGACTACGCATATTACCGGCTACAGATTGATTGTAGTCGCTAACCTAAAACAGTTATAGGCAGAGGTCAAGGCACTTCTGCTTTTGCGGAGGTGCTTTTTATTTGGCTTCAAAGCAGTTAATCAATGCAGTAAATGGATATGAAAATTACATAAAGAAAAACGGAATAGATGAACAGGTAATTAATGCCTATGTAGATGCTTGTAGCGTAGCCATAAACGGAGAGAAAGATATTGAGTATGGATTACAACTTACAGAAAGGGCAAAAGACATTATAGAGCGTTTCTGCAAGGATAAAACAGGCGGTACGATTTGGGATTTGGAAAAATACGCATTCGACCACAAAACCGCATATGATCTGATAAACAAAAAATATGAGATTTTGTTACTCGAAGCCCAAAACAAAATAGTTGACAGCTATTTTCAGTACATAGAGAAAAAGCGTGAGCCTAAAGACCGATTTTATATGCCACGTAGGAAACAACTAATCAAAATCGGACTTGTGGACGCATTACAAGGCATGATTGATGATAAATACGACATATTGTGTGTGAGTCTAGTGCCAGGAGCTGGAAAGAGTACGATTGAGAAATTTTTTCATTCGGCAGTTGCTGGTTGGTTTCCAAAAGACTACAGCCTATTTTATTCGCACAGTGGCGATATTACACGAATGTACTATGATGGGGTATACGACATTGTTACCAATGATGATGATTATGCATGGCATGACATTTTCCCTAATCTATCAGTTACAAGCACGAATGCCAAAATGGAGCAATTTAATATTGGCAAATACAAACCTTTTCCGTCTGTACAGTGTACTTCTGTAGGAAGTAAGAATGCTGGTAAAGTCCGCGCAAGTAAATTTTTGCTAGTTGATGATATGATAGGTGGAATTGAGGAAGCCTTAAATCCTACAATACTTGATAAATTATGGAATAAATACGCAGTAGACGCAAGACAGCGTAAGACACAAGATACAGACGGAAAGCCGTGTAAAGAGATACATATTGCCACTCGTTGGAGCGTACATGATGTTATCGGACGTATTCAAAATATGTATATTGGAGATCCGAGAGTCAAAACAATATCGGTTCCTGATGTAGACCCAGTGACAGGGGAAAGTAATTTTGATTATGAGTATGGCGGTTTTACGAAAGAGTTTTTTGCCGACCAACAATTACTCATGGACGAAATCTCTTACCGATGTTTGTATAAACAGGAGCCTATTGAACGTGAGGGATTACTATTCCCGGATGATAAAATCCGCAGATACCTCAATCTGCCACACGGAGAACCAGAAATTGTTACAGCTCAATGTGATACTAAAGGCAAGGGAACAGACTATTTTGTTATGCCTGTGCTTCAAAAATATGGGGACGACTATTACTGCGTTGATTGCGTGTGCGATAATACGGCAGACTATGAAATGCAGTATGAAAATGCGTCAAACATATTGGTCAACAATCAGGTACAAGAGTGTGAGTTTGAACGTAATGCCGGTGGTGACAGAGTGGCTATGGAAGTTAATAAGCGAGTTGAAAATAAAGGATGGATATGCAACATCACTGATGTACCGACAGAGACAAATAAGGAAGCACGTATTTTTCAGTGTTCTAACTGGATTTTACAACATATTATTTTCAAAGATCAATCACTTTATAAGCCTAATGAGCCATATGGAGTGATGATGTCATTATTAAAGCAATATTCGGTATCGGGCAAGAAACAATTAGATGATGTGCCGGATGTTTTCTCAAACTTTGCGTTAAGAATTACAAAAGGAAACAGGATAAAGAAGACAGTAATAATATCAAGTCCGATATAAGAGGAGGGTTTGTATGACAACCAAGGATTATTTGAACCAAATAAGCAGACTCAATAGAATGATAAATAATAAGCTGTCAGAGATATCACAGCTTAGAGAACTTTCCCACAGCATATCGGCGGTAAAAAATGAAGAAAGAGTAATGTCGTCATCTGACCCAGATAAAATAGGCTCTACATACGCCAAAATTGACGAAATGGAGCATAATCTTGATAACATGATAGATGAATACATTGAAAAAAAAGACTTGATTATAGGGCAAATAGACGGCATAGAGAATGAAGATTGCTATAATATTTTGTTTTCAAGATATATCGAAAAGAAAACTTTTGAAGTCATCGCTACAGAAATGAAATACTCATGGAGGCAAATTATCAGACTTCACGGAAAGGCTCTTAAAGCATTTGAAGAAAAATATGGTAACACGTATTTAAAGATGTCATAGAATGTCATATTGCTCCAATGATATACTGTATTTGTAAGAAGTTACAAAGATGTTTTTCATAAACACATTCTTCATCAAAAGCACCGTTGCTTAATTGTGGCGGTGCTTTTTGTTATGCAACGAGGTAAAAATATGAATTTTTATATGAATAAAGATAAATCAATCATGTGCCCGAACTGTCATAAGTTTTTAACTAAAGCAGACAGCAAAGACCCACGAACGCATAAACTGTCCTGTAAGCACTGTCGCAAGTGGATTTGGTATGTACCTAACAATGATGACGATTTTCAGATTAAGGAAATACCGGACAGAAGAAGTTCGAACGGCATGAGATTTTATTAGAGGTGTAGGCAATGCAGGCAGGAAGAATTGTCATATATACAGGCGCAAAAGAAATAACGTCTGACAATATAATACCAATTTTGCGTGAAGCAATTTTGGAACATGATATCAATTCTAATAGAATACAGTTTCTTCTTGATTATGACGCAGGAATACAGCCAATAGTTAGGAAGAATCCAAAGACTTACAGACCAGACATTGACTGTAAGTGTTGTGATAATGTGGCTAATGAAGTCACGGAGTTTAATTTAGGTTTTAAGTGGGGAAATCCTATAACGTTAGTTCAAAATGGCGACAATGAGGATTCTAACCTTACAAAAGCTATAGCGGAATTAAACAGTTGCTACGAATCACAGAACGCAAGACAGAAGCAGCAGAAACTTGCAAGATATGTTGAAATCGGTGGTGTTGGATATGTCCTCATTGATGTAAATACAGAATACGAGGATGGGGAAAGCTATTTCACATATAATGTATTAGACCCAAGAACAACATTTGTTGTAAGGTCAACCGCCTACAGCGACAAGAGAGTTGTTCTTGCTGGGACATATATAAAAGATAAACACAGCGGTACCAGGTATTACACTTGTTTTACCAAAGATACGAGATATGAAATTACCGACGGAATAAAAATCACTAACGGAAAAAATAAAGGGAAAACAAAATGGGGGTTTTTGGAGAGAAGCGGAGAAGAAAACCCACTGCATAAAATTCCTATCATTGAATACACAAGGTCATTTGATAGAATGGGCTGTTTTGAACGGCAAATATCTGAAATGGATAACTTAAACCTACTCATTTCAGATTTTACAAATGATGTCGAACAGAATACACAGGCAGTATGGCATACAAATGATGTTGATTTCCCAGTTGAACAAGAAACAACAGTTGATAAAGATGGAACGCAACGCATTACTGAAAAAGTAAGGAAACCAAAATCTGGAGAATGGATGCAGACCTACACATCAGCAGATGGCAAAACTCCAATAGTTGAGCCACTTGCAATTAATTACGATTACACAGGTATGCTTAATAATATCCAATCAAGGCGGCAGATAATCTTGCAGAAATGCAATGTACCACAACGAAATGATAACAGTGGTGGTAGTACAGGAGTTGCAATGTCAGACGCAACAGGTTGGTCACAGGCTGAGACAGCGGCAGCAAAACAGCAATTAATTACTGATGGCTGCAAAATGGAAGAAATAAAAGTTGTTCTTGCGGCTATTAAGTTTTCAAACAATGTTAGCAGAAGTAACCCATTACTTAAATTAAGGGCAAGAGATGTAAAGCCTAACATTAAGCGACAAAAAACTTATGAAATGTCAACCAAGGTTAATGCCATGGCAACATTGATAAGCCACGGATTTAGCCTTAAAGATACAGTTGATGCAATTCCATTCTTTGATGACCCTAACGATGTTGTAGCGAGAAGCGGAGAGATGGTTAAGGCATATCAAGACAGTATAATCAACAAAGGCACGCAGAACCAAGCGGAGGGTGGAGATGGAGAACAGCCACCTAATAAAGACCGCACAATGCAAGACTTATCAGACCAGACAGAAAATAGTCCGGTTATAGATAAGAGCAGAACAGATAAATAATTGATATTGAGCCACAAGGTAGAAAATGCCTTGTGGCTTTTTATATGCCCTAGAGAAAGGGCAATACAAATATCGCAAGAAAGTTGAGAGAACAACAAAAAACGCAGAAAGCAGAGGTAAAAAAAATATGGCAGATGTAATTAACGCAACAACAGAACCAACAACTGACAATGAACCACAGAACGAAGAGCATACACCTAGCGTAGAAGAACTTATGGCACAGCTCGCTAGTGAAAGAGCTGAAAAAGAGAAGTATAAGAACGCTTCCGATAAAGCCAGTTCAGAAGCAGCTAAGTATAAGAAAGAACTTCGCTCGAAGCAGACAGCAGAAGAACAGGAAGCGGAAGCAAAAGCGGAAGCTGAAAAATTGCAGGCTGAAAAGTTCGAGAACATGAGCAAAGAACTTAATCATATGAAAGCTGTCAATGCTTATCAGAAAGTTATAGGTGATGGAAAGGATATTGATTCTTTGATTGAGGCGGTTACAGATGCAGACCATAGCCTTATAGCAACTGTAATTGCTAATGAAGTGCAAAGACAGGTTAAAGAAGCAAAGGCAGAGTGGCTTAAATCAAGACCGGCTATTAATGCAGGCGGTGGAGAAGAAAGCACGATAACACAGGAACAGTTTAACAAGATGAATTACCACGAAAGAGTGGAGTTCAAAAATAAGAATCCAGAACTTTATAAAAAGTTCACAGAGTAGAAAACGGAGGTAAAGAAACTATGCCACAGACTAAGTTAGAAAATTTAGTAGACCCACAAGTAATGGCTGATATGGTATCAGCTAAGTTACCAAAGAAAATTAAGTTTTCGCCTATTGCAAGAGTTGATACAACACTTGTAGGCAGACCGGGAAGCACAATCGTTGTGCCAAAGTATGCTTATATTGGTGACGCAGAAGATGTAGCAGAAGGTGTTGCTATGGGTACAACAGTACTTACAACATCTACAACAGAAGCAAAGGTTAAGAAAGCAGGTAAGGCTGTAGAGCTTACAGATGAATCAGTATTATCTGGTTATGGCGACCCACTTGGTACAGCTATCAATCAGATTGCTATGTCAATCGCTGCAAAAGTTGATAATGACAGCTATGACGCACTTTGCACAGCACCTATTGATTACGATGGAACAGCAGCACCTATCAGCTATTCAGCAGTTGTAGCGGCTAATAGCAAATTTGATGATGAATCTGATTCATCACTTACAAAGATATTATTCATTAACCCAGCACAGGAAGCAACATTACTTAATGACGATGATTTCAAGAGCAATGACAAGTACCCACTTAATGTAATTATGAATGGAACTATCGGTTCTATTGCAGGAGCGCAGGTTGTTAAGTCTAAAAAAGTTAAGCTGGTTAAGTATGAGCTTGATGATTCAACAGGAACAATCAATGTTGTAGCTGATACAACAAGTGAGGATGCAACGAATGTTCACCTTGACACAGCACTTGCACATACGCTTAAGCCAAAGGGCAAAGAAATTAAGGTAGGTAGCAAGTTAAAGTCTGTTACAACAGAGTTCTACGCTTGCCCTATTGTTATCGTGTCAGCAGATGACCCTAACGAGGACGCAGGTGCAGATGGCGCATCAGAGGAAGAGAATGCACTTACAATCTATATGAAGAGAAGCGTTGAGATTGAATCAGACAGAGATATTCTTGCAAAGACAACTGTTATCTCTGGTGATGAACACTATACAGCAGTCTTAAGCAATGATTCAAAGGTTGTTCTTGCTAAGTTTGGAAAGTAAGAGGTGTTTATATGTTATTAAGACGACATAAAATCAACGCCGCAAAGCAGAGCGAAGAAGTAACAGCAGATAATGTAAGACAAGAAGCTGTTTATGGAGATGAGCTTAAGTATGAGGAAGAGCAGGACAAGTTCCCTGCTCAACCTACAAGCGACTACACAAAGACAGATATTAAGCGTATGTCAACAGCGGACTTGCAGACACTTGCCTTAGAACAAGGTATTGAGAACGCAATGGAGCTTACAGGAGCAGAACTTAAAGAACTGTTAATTGAGAAATTAGGGTTATAGGAGCTGAAATTATGGAATACACCACATTAGAGCAAGTTAAAATCAGACTTAAACAATTTCATATTGATACAGTCACAAATGATGATGAAACAACATCTGATGTGGTAGTGTTCGATAACAAAGAAGATAATCCGGTAATCGAACAGCTTATTAAACAGGCTGCAGAAGATGTAAAGGCAAAGAGAAATTATCCAGACAGCTACACAGATGAAATGATAGCTGAAGACTTAAAGAAACACCAAAGTGTCATTGTCAATCTGGCTGTCTATGACCATTCACAGTCTGGTGAAGAATTTATGGAAAGTTTTAGCGAGAATGGTGTGAGCAGAGCTTGGAGAGACAGAGAAAAGCTATTTGTCGGGGTATTTCCATTTGCTAAAGTTTTATAAAGAAGATTGAGCGTGACCATTATGGTTGCAGGCGGCGCACATTAAGCGGTGGTGGGCAGTGCGTCAAAAGGAGATTCAAATGAAAAGTATTTTGATTCAAACTTATCTTGTAGTGCTTCCGATAGTGCTTGGATATATAGTTTGGCTTCTTAAACAGCAAAAGAAAAGCAGGGATGCGAACAGTAAAGGAACAATGCTCCTTTTGCGCGTCCAACTTATTGAATACCATGCAAAGTACACCAGAATCGGAGAAATACCATCATATGCCTATCAAAACTTCTGTGAGATGTATGATGCGTACCATGCGCTAGGTGGAAATGGAATGGTTACGAAAATGAAACATGAGATTGAAGAGATTCATATAGGGAAAGGAGATAAGAGCCATGAGGAATTGGAAGGATTGGACTAAGAAAGCCGGAATCCGAGCAATCAAGACTGTTGCACAGGCGGCGGTTGCCGGAATTGGAACGGCGGCATTTATGGGCGCGGTGGATTGGAAATATGTTCTTTCTGCATCAGTCCTTGCCGGAGTGTTATCACTTCTGACAAGTGTTGCCGGAATCCCGGAGGAAAACACCAATGCTTGACATTAACAAGCAGGAAATGAAGTATTCTCAATCCGGTCAGAGGGTATTCATCCCACAAACTGACGAAAATGGAGATATTGTCTATGAAGGGTACAAGGATTCCGATGGAAACTTTGTACCTTATTTAGATTCCGAAGGCAACAAGATTCCAAAAGGCGAGGAAGTTGAAGGGTTTTCAGAACCTACGACATTCCAAGCCAATATCAGCAATAAGCTGTCGGAAGCCCTTGTGAAAGAATTTGGAATTGATGATAGTACATCATACTGTCAGCTTGTCACGGATAAAGGATATTTGCCACTGAAAGCCGGTGATGTGGTGTGGAAACGTTCGGAAGTCAAGCACACTGATGATGGACTTGTGGATTCAGAAACCGCAGATTACATCGTAAAAGGTGTTGCTGATGAAGGATTGACCACGGATTTGTTCCTTCTTCGGAAGAATATTAAGTAGGTGATTGCATGAAAAAGAAACCTATTTCAATGACACTATCCACTAAGTCCATACAAGACACTATAAAGAAATTAGAGCAGTACCGCGATAGTTTACAGGCTAAATGCGATTTACTTGTTTCTAGGCTTGCACAGGAAGGTCAGACGGTGGCAATAAAACAAATATCGAAATCTCCAATCGGAAACACGATAACGGTAAGGGTAGATAAAGCACCACAGTTAATGACCTCAAACGCGATTCTGATTGCAACCGGAAAAACGGTAACGTCAGAAGATAGAGAACCGTTCTATACTTTGTTGGCGGTAGAGTTTGGAGCCGGTATTTTTTATAACTCCAAAGAGAACCCAAAAGCACCGGAACTTGGATTCGGTGTCGGCACGTATCCGGGGCAAATACACGCTTTTGAAGATGGTTGGTACTATTGGGATGATAAGACCGAAACATGGCGTTATACCCACGGTATCAAAGCCACAATGCCAATGTATAATGCGGAACAACAGATTATTCAACAGTATGTAAAGATTGCAAGGGAGGTATTCGGTGGAAAATGAGTTAAATAGTTGGGCACTTGATTTTGAAGATACCTTATGTTCCCTTTTAAAATCGTACATGGAAAGCAAGGTAAGAGGAATTAAAGTGACGCAAGATGAAGAATCGGGCGGTACCGCAACATTCCCGACACTTTTAGTCAGACAAATCGGTGGCACAGAAGCCGGACGAACCAATGAAGCAAAGACAATCAATGCAATTCGCCCAACTTTTCAGATCACAATTACAAACAAAGGCTCAAGAAAAGCAACTAAGGACATCGCAGCATATGCGGTGTCTTTTTTTAAGCAACAAATGTTTGAGGTATCAAATGTAATCCAAACAATTTCCAAGCAAGTGCGAACGGTTACATTCCGTGCAACTCGCGTAATTGGAAACATTGAGCATTTAGATCAGCTATAAGCAGAAAGGAAGTAGAAAATATGGCATCAACAAGTTATAGAACTCGTGTCATTGTAAAAGAGCACACGGAAAAACAGGCTGACTTTGCGGGAACATATAATCTTTTGGTTGCGGCTAAGTCAGTTCCAAGTCCTGCATCGCCGCCAAACACTGTTGAGTCAACAACAATGGAAGATGACCAGCAGACTTTTGAAAAAGGTATTAAGACTTCTGATTCAAGAGAAATCACAGGAAACCTTGAAAAAGAATATCTTTCAAAGGTGGATGGATATGGAGATAAAAAACTTGATATTATCCATCTGTATGGAACGGACGGTATCGGCGGTGTAGCGAAGTACGCATATGTCGGAACCGCAACGGCTACACCAAACGATGTAGGCGGAAACGATGAAATCCTTGAAATGACGGTAACAGTTATTCCAAGTACAGCATCAGAGCTTGTTACAGATAAGCTGACTGTTGTTGATAACAACGATGGAACATTCACTGTAACAGTGGTGGGGTAAAAAGCCTATCGGACGAGCAATCGACCGAGCCGGTAGGCGAGGATGAACGGTCGATAGCAGAACTTGAAACAATATAAAATAAGCAACAATGGGGCGGTGGCAACACTGCCCCTTGCCAATATAGGGCAGAAAGGCAAGGTAAAGCATGAAAGTTAAATTAGGTGGAAAAGAATATACAATTCAGTTTGCAACAAGACCATCGTTAAAATCACATATCTTACAGGATATTATGAAGACGCAGGACATGGAAGATATTTCTTCTATGGAAGATATTTTTCTTGAAACACTTCCTAAGACACTTCTTGTGGGATTGCAGATGCATCACAATGACGAATTTGGATATGATTACAAAACAAACAAAGGCTACGATGAGCAGCTTGAGAAGGTGTCTGACATTCTCTATGATGCGATTGATACAAACGAGATTAACTGCATGGATTTATTTGCTGATATGCAGGAGGAAATGATGACAAACGGTTTTTTAGCGCAGATGATGGAGTCATTGGAGAAAGCACAGGAGCAGGAGCAGGAGAAGAAAAAGACCCCATCCAAAGCGAAAGCCAAGAATTAACATGGGAATATTACGTTGCGGAAATCCGTCCGTTTTACCTTGTGGTAACGAAAGGCTACGGATTTTCCATTGATGATATAGATATGATGAATCCAGAGTTGCTTAAGCCTTATGTGGATGCATATAAGGCAGAATGGAAGCAACGCGACATGGAAATGTATATGTGGTTTGGCAGATATGCAACGTCAGCACTTGTGACAGCAATAGACGCGACATTCGGTAAGGGTAATAGTAAGTACGTGAAAGAAACTTGCTATGATTCCATCGAAAAGCATAATACGGACGATCCCGATGCAGAGATGCGAGAAATGCTTAAGGCAGAAGAAGCATGGGCGGCTGAATCAAGGAAATCACATTTACCAAAGCCAAAGATAGTTTAAGAAAAGAGGTATTGCTATGGCAGTAATTATCGGAAGTGCTAGGCGCGATGAACACGGAAACTGCTATTCTGGTGGAAAAGCCGGAGACCAGACCGGACAGGAAGTGTCTACGCAGAAGTTTTACAACCATTCTAAGGGATGGTACGTGCTAAGGGCGAAGGACGATAGGGTTGCGGAGAAGTTAGCCGAAGCTATGAAGATTGCGTGTGGCAACAAAAATATCGGCTATGACCAATTGGAACGCTACGGAGTCATTAAGCATGGTATCAACACAAAGGTCAAGACGGAATGCGATTGTTCTTCTCTTGTACGTGCTTGTATTATCTATGCATCCGGTAAGGATGTGGGAGATTTCAATACATCCAATGAACGACCGGTAATTTTGAAATCCGGTTTGTTTGATGATATGGGGTCTTATCATGCCGGGTTTATTCTTCGCAACGGAGATATTCTTGTGACACGCATAAAAGGGCACACAGTTATTGTTGTAAAAGGCGCAAAGAAATGCAAAACCAAGTATTATCCGAAGTATACCGGAAATTCCGGTTCAATAGTCGAAGCATTAAAAGCGGTTGGGGAAGATGATGTGTCGAAAGAACATCGTGCGGAAATCGCAAAAAAGAACGGATTTTCCAATTTCAAGTTTACATCAGAGGAAAATTCAAAGATGCTTTCTCTTCTGAAAAAGGGAAAACTGAAAAAGTAATTCAAGGGCGGTAAGGGTCAAATCTTACCGTCTTTTTCTTATGTAGAAAGTTGGTGGATAAATGGAATTAGAGTCTCTTGAAATAAAAATCCAAGCGCAGGCACAACAGGCAAGCGGTCAGATAGATGCGCTTGTGACAAGACTTGGGCGATTATCTTCCGCGCTTTCTGGGCTTAGTACCGGAAATCTGAATAGTCTTTCCACAGGGGTAAACAGACTCGCAGGGGCAATGACGGCAATGCGTGGAATTGACACACGGACTTTTTCTGCAGTTGCAAGAAATGTAAGCAAATTAGGCTCTATCAACAGCAAACAGATTAATGCTGCGGCTGGTTCTATGCGTCAGATTTCCAATGCGGTAAAAGGGATTTCTGGAATGTCGGCATCTGTTAAGGGTCTGACCGAACTTGCATCTGCAATCAAACAGCTTGGCTACCAGAGTTCCACCAAGGCGATTGAAAATATTCCGAAACTTGCAGTTGCTATGCGACAGCTTATGTCTGAACTGTCGAAAGCCCCTAGCGTGAGCCGGAATATTATTGACATGACAAATGCATTGGCAAAATTATCGCGTACCGGTGGAGCGGCAGGGACAGCGGCAAAAAGCATCACAAGCTCATTTAGCGGATTTAGTTCCAGTGCTTCTGCGGTTACCAAGAAGTCGTTCTCCCTTGCGTCTGCAATCGGAAAAGTGTATGCAACGTATTGGGCTTTATTTCGCGGATTTAGGCTACTTGGAGACGCCATTGACATATCATCCTCACTGACAGAGGTTGAGAACGTTGTAAGGCAGACATTCGGGCAGTATGAAAGCCTAATTAACAATTTCGCAAAAACATCAATTGAAAAATTTGGTATGTCTGAATTGTCCGCGAAACAGTTTGCAAGCCGTTTCCAGGCCATGGGAACTGCCCTTGATATTCCGCAAGGGCAGATGGCAAAAATGTCTATCCGGTTGACAGAATTAGCCGGAGATATGGCTTCATTCTATGATGTGAGCCAAGAAGATACTGCCAAGAGTCTGCAATCTGTATTTTCCGGTACTACGGCACCTATGCGGCGTTATGGTATCGACTTGACACAGGCAACATTAAAGGAATGGGCGTTAAAGCAAGGACTTGATGCGAACATTTCTTCAATGACGCAGGCTGAAAAAGCCATGTTGCGTTATCAGTATGTGCTTGCGCATACAACCAATATCACCGGAGATTTCGCACGTACAGCCGATACATGGCATAACCAGATAACCATGCTTAAAGAGAACTTCAAAGCACTTGGAGCGGTTGTTGGTGGTGGTTTAATCAATGCATTCAAGCCATTTATCAAGGTGCTTAATTCAGTTCTGCAAAAGGTTATTTCCTTCGCAGAGATGGTAACAAATGCTTTAGGTTCTATCTTCGGATGGAAGTATGAAGCAAGCAAAGGGGCAGGAATCAGCGGTCTTGCTGATGATATTGGAAGCGCATCTAATGGCATGGACGATTTAAGTGATGCCGCAGGAAGCGCAGGGAAAAACACAGGCGGTATCGCAAAGAATGCCAAGAAAGCAAAAAAGGAAATCCAGCAGGCAACTCGTGCATTTGATGAATTAAAGGTTATTTCAAAACAAAGTAAAGATAATACTTCCGGTTCCGGGAATAAAGGTTCTGGTTCTGGATCTGGTTCAGGTGCTGGTGGCGGCACCGGTGCTGATGGTGGATTAGTTCAGACGGACACCATCTTTAAGAAATTCAAAAGCAAAATCAAAGACCTTGAACAGTTGGGAGAGTCTATTTCCGGTGCGTTAATTAACGCAATGAAAAAAATTAAATGGGAAAAAGTGTATGCAAAAGCTGAAGGCTTTGGAAGGGGATTAGCCAAATTCCTTAACGGACTATTTAAAGGGCAAAAAGGAACAACGCTTTTCGGAGAAACCGGAAAACTGATCGCAAATTCATTAAACACGGTGCTTCATGGATTGGATTCGTTTGGAACGACATTTAATTGGAAGCAATTTGGAAATTCAATCGCAGACGGAATAAACAAGTTTTTCCAAAACTTTGACTTTGCATTATTGGCTAAAACGCTTAATGCATGGGCGCAAGGGGCATTTGATGCGGTCACTACGGCATTAAGTAAAATTTCTTGGAAGGATGTTTGGAAAGGTGTCAAGGAGTTTTTAAGCAACCTAGACGTAAAGACGGTTGCGATTATCATCGGTGCGCTGACAATCAAAAAAATTCTTGGATTGCATCTTGCAAAAACCGCACTTGGAATCATAGGGACTTCCATTTCAAAAGCAATTGCTGGTTCACTTGCATCAAGGCTTGGCGTTGAAATTGCGGCAAATGAGGGAATCTCGGCAGTATTGTCTACCGCTTTGTCAAAAAAAATAGGTGGGGCGTTTGCTACACTTGGAACAACTGTTTCAGCTGGTGTCAAAGCTTTATTCGGTAGCGGTGCGGCAGAGAGCGCACTTTCTTTTATCAGTCCGGTAGCAAAAGCTATAACCGGGATTGGCTCTGTTGCAATTGGCGCGTTTACTGCAATATCAAACTTTGTGACCATGCTAAAGAACGGATTCAGTTGGCTTAATGAAGCACTTATGCTTGTCGGAGTTACGATTACGGCAGTCGGGGCGGTTATTTTAGGGGTAGCGGCAGCACCGGCAGCGATTACCGCAGGAATAGTAGCCGCTGTTGCAACGGCAACTGTAGTAGTCAAGGATCATTGGAAAGAAATAAAAGAAATTTTCTCAAAAGCAGGAGATTGGTTTAATACTAATGTGATTAAGCCAATAAGCGGATTTTTTAAGGGATTATGGGAATCCGTTTCCGGTTTTTTCTCTTCTTTATGGAAAGATATATCCGGTGTATGGAAAACAGTTTCTGGATGGTTCAATACTAATGTTATAACTCCTATTGTTTCATTTTTCCAAGGATTTTCGAAAAGAGTCGGTCAAATCTTTCAAGGATTGTGGATTATTGTCAAGGCTGTATGGATTGTTGTTTCTGATTGGTTTAAATCAAAGGTAATAGAGCCAATAAAGAAGAATTTTGAATTATTGAAATCGGCAGTATCAACCGCATTTAAGGTTCTATGGACAACTGTGAAATCGGTATGGGCTGTGGTTTCCGGTTGGTTTAAGGAGCATGTTACAACACCTATTAAGAATGCTTTTAGTTCAGCAAAAGAATCTATTCAGAAAGCATTTAGCGCGGCAAAAACAGCGGTAACCGGGGCGTGGAACAGTGTTTCTAGTTGGTTTAAAGAACATGTAACCACCCCGATAAAAAATGCTTTCTCGAAGATGAAAGAAAGTGTAGCTGAAATATTCAGCAAATTATGGAATAGCGTGAAAAGTGGCGTTGCCGGGGCAATGAACACCGTAATTTCAAGAATTGAAACAGCAATAAATTCATTGATCGGTGGAGTGAATACCGTTTTGAGAGGGTTCAACAGTGTTGTTTCTGCGGCGGCTAAAGTAGCAAAGGTAAAGTGGAGCGGAGTCGATCTTGTGCCGAAAGTGAGCCTACCTAAAGTAAAGGCTTATGCAACGGGCGGTTTTATGGATAAATATAGCATAGCAACAGTTGGAGAAAATGGACTTCCGGAAATTATGGGAACAGTCGGAGGTAAGCCAGCGGTCGCAGGAAGCCAAGAAATTACTGGAATCAAAGATGCTATCAATTCAACATCTGCGCAAGAGGTTTCCTTATTACGACAGCAAAATCAGTTATTACAAGCTATTTTACAGAAAAATTTCGGAATTACTACAAACGACATAGGAAAAGCCGCAAGGGATTATGGGAGAGAACATTACAATCGAACCGGAGACAATGTCTATGTTTTTTAGTGACTTCTATAATCGAACGTGATATAATTCTAAATAAATCATATCACAAGAAAGGAGTCATTATGAGAAACACAAAAAAAATATTAGTAGCGATGGGGTTGGCATTTGCCGTTTTGACTTCGGCTATGCCAATCCAAAATGCAGATGGGAAACAGATTGTTGCACAGGCGGCAACTATCAAATTAAACAAGAAAGCCATTTCGCTTGATGTTGGGAAAACACAGAAATTGAAAGTTACCGGAACAAAAGCAAGAGTTAAATGGAGTTCAACCGAACCAAGCATTGCAAAGGTAGATAAAAGCGGCATTGTTACGGCAGTATCATCCGGAACGGCAACGGTCAAGGCTAAAGCCGGAAAGAAAGTGATGTCTTGCAAAGTAACCGTGAAAGAGAAAATCAACAGACTTGCATACGAAGATTCGAGCATTAGAGTTTACTTTACAGGGCTAAAGAAGGGAACATATCCGGACGAACTTATAGCTTGCTTGACAATCGAAAATATTACAGACAATAATATTACGGTTAATTCTGACGCATCATCAGTAAATGATGTTATGGCGGAAGGAACGTTATATCAAGATTTATCTCCACATAAAAAAGCCTATGTAACGTGGTGGACAATGGATGATAACATTGTGAGCTTGCCAATAAAGAATATTGACAACATACAACTATCCCTAGTTGTCTGGAATGAGGACTCGGAAGATTCCGACTACTACGTGACAGATTCTTTTGGGTTACTGAAATGAGTTAAAGGATTTTTGGGAGGAATTTGATCATGAAACAAAGTGGATGGGGAATTGCATCTTTAGTGTGCGGAATAGCAGGCATTTTGTTAGCGTGTGTTGCGATAGGTGTAGTTCCTGCAATAATCGGTCTTGTATGCGCAATTATTGCACTTACGCAAAAATGGAAAGGGCATGGAACTGCAATTGCGGGTCTGGCTTGTTCAATAGTTGCGATAATTATTTTTATTTTTGCGGCACTCGTATTTGACGAAAGTGATTCAGACCAACCTAAAAAAGTTGAAAACAATCGAGATGCGGAAGTATTGGACGATGAAACGGAAGAATCGACCGATTCATACGATGACTACTTCACATTAGGCGATTCGGTTGAGACTAATGACTTGATAATAACATTTTCATCTGCAAAATTAACATTGGACGATGTTGCGTATCAAAGTCCTGATGATGGAAATGCGTTTATGAAACTAGATTTTTAGTTTGAAAATATATCAGATGAAGATCAAGACATTTCTGGATATGATTTTTCGGCATACGCAGACGATTATGCTGTTGATTACATAGACAGCACATTTGACACAACGCTTAGTCCGGGTAAAAAAACTAAAGGTTCAATATATTTTGAAGTGCCTATGGACACGAATGTTTTTGACACAGAATACAGTACAAGCTATTATGGAAATTCAAAAGTAAAATTTTCAATAGTGGCAGAAGAATAAAAGTATAAGCCGTGGAAACACGGCTTATTTTAATTCCAAAATCGGATTGACACAAAATCGAAAATAGTCTATCCTTATTACTAAGGAAACAACCTTATCCGTGAAGATGCGGATTACTTACTTGAACGCCATACTGTACGAAAGAGGAAACCAATGTGATTTCACAAGTGGCTTCCTCTTTTTTATTCAGATAAAAATGTATGGAGGTAGACACGAATGAAAAAATCACAACTTATGCTTAAGATTCAAAACAGCATTGAGGTATTTGAGAATCCAATATTCGGACAGATCAGAATGGTCATGGTCGATGATGAACCATGGTTTGTTGGAAAGGATATATGCGAAGTATTTGGAGATACGAATTACAGAAGAAGCCTTTCAAATATTGATGATTCTGATAAGGGTGTGTCACAAATTGATACTCCCGGTGGAAAACAAAGAATGACGGTTGTTAATGAAAGCGGTTTGTATTCCTTGCTCTTTCAGATGCAACCACAGAAAGCAAAGGGTGTGTCACAAAACGACTCCCTTATAAACGAAAGAAAAGAAAAACTTCATAAGTTCAAACGTTGGGTAACATCCGAGGTTCTCCCTACAATCCGTAAAACAGGTGGGTATGTCAATAATGATGAATTATTTATTTCTACTTACCTACCATATGCAGATGAAAACACTAAACTGATATTTTCACAGACATTAAAAACTGTTAGAGAGCAGAACGAAACCATTAAAAGACAGCAGAAAGAAATCATCCATAAGGAAGATGTTATTATCGGACTCGTTGATGATATTGACTTGGCAACCAAGAGACAGCGGATAACACAGATTGTCCGTTTTGGTGCCGATGGAAAGTATCAAGAACGCTATTCGTTGCTTTATGGAGAATTTGAAAGGAAATATCACTGCAACCTTAAATCAAGGATGGAAGGGTGCGCACTCAAACCGAAAGTAAGAAACAAGATGGATTATATCGACAGGGAAATGGGAATGATTCCGCAGTTGTACGAAATCGCTTGCAAACTTTTTGAAAACGATGTAGAAAAGCTGAAATCTGAATGGGAATCAGTAGTAGCTTAAAATTTAATCAAATGGATAGCATCTACCAAAAGGTAGGTGCTATTTTTATACCCATTTTTAGGAGGTAAACGATGGGATATGGCGGATATTTAGTAAAGTTTGGCAATTATACCATACCAAACAATTTAATAAAGCAGGACACGTTTAGTTCCTATGTAAACATGCAGGATAAAGACCCTTGGACGGATGAAAACGGATATGAGCATCGTGATGCCGTGGAACTGAAAGCCTTAAAGGTCGAGTTTGAAACTAAAGCCATGCTGACCGAAAAGCAGTTTGATGATTTTTGGAAGAACATCGAAAAGAACTATACCAAGGCAAAGGAGCGCGGTGGCTATATCACGGCATATGTGCCGGAGAAACGCGGATATGTGACACAGTACGGATATATCGCTGACATTCAGCCTACGTTCTATTCTGTGGCACATGGGAAGATAAAATATGACCCAATCAAGTTTTCATTTATAGGCGGTGTGTATGATAAATAGTAGTTTGAAAGAAAAGTATTGGGATTCCGCGACAGATAAGCAGATGGTCATATCTGTTGTTGGAACGAATCAGAAGATAGACAATTCGATGCTTGAAATCGGTACGTTTGCACTTGAAGAAAGCCTTTGTTCGGAATCTGAATTAAAGTTTGGAGCGTGCGAAGCGAATTGCGTAAAATTCACAGCGCGGAACACCGCAGGAAACATTATTGGAAAGACAATCTCTATCGAAGAAACAATCGACGGAGATAGCGAAAATCCGATGCCATACGGAGTTTTTAAGGTTGCATCCGATGTTCCTACGGCCGACCGAACGAAACGGCAGATTACGGCATATGACGCTATGTACGACATTATCAATACGGATGTAAAGTCTTGGTATGCAGGACTTAGCTTTCCAATGACACTTAGGCAGTTCCGCGATAGCTTTTTTGCGCATCTTGGAATTGCGCAAGTCGAAACGAGCCTTGTCAATGATTCCATGACGGTCAATAAGACGATTGTAGCCACACAGACGGACGATTCAAGCGCAGTCACAGAAGAGTCCGCTATCAGCGGAAAAACGGTTGTGACGGCAATCTGTGAGATTAACGGATGCTTTGGTAATATCAACCGGAATGGCAAGTTTGAGTATGTCTTTCTGAAAGCAATCACAAGCGCACTTTATCCGGCAGAAGATTTATTTCCGTCTGACAATTTATTTCCGTCTGATGCAAACACAGAGTCCATGACCGGACACTATATCACGTTTGATTATGAGGATTTCCAAAGCAAGGCAATCACACAGCTTGAAATCAAGACAAGTGAAGATAATGCCGGTGCTATTGTTGGAACTGCCGGAAACAACTATTCGATTACAGGAAACTTTCTTGTATCAGACAAGACCGGAGCAGAGTTGGAACGGATTGCAAATAACCTATTGCCGATTATGGCACAGGCGGCATACACACCGATTAAAAGTTGCACCTGTGTCGGAAATCCATGTCTGACACTTGGGGAACCAATCCGATTCAATACCACGAGAGAGATTGTTGAAACGTACATTCTGCAAAGAACCTTAACCGGAGTACAAAGCAAGAGAGATTCAATCTCGGCACAGGGCACGCAGACACACTCTGCAAAGGTTAATTCTATCAGAGATACGCTTGAAAGCGTGGAAAGACGTACCGGAAAGTTAGAAAGGAATGCAGACCATCTTCAATCCACGTATGAGGATTTAGAGGAACAGACAAATACCAAGTTTGAGCAGACCGCAAAAAGCATTGTCGCAGAAGTCAATCGTGCGCAAAAGGCAGAGGGTGCATTGGACGCATCCTTGGAATTGAAGTTAGGCAGAGACGAGAACGACCAAGTTATTTCTATGATCAATGCCAGCGCAGACCAGATTATGCTTCGTGGGAACAGGCTCATAGTCGAAAGCAACAACTTCAGACTTGATGGAGCTGGACGAGTAACAATAATCGATTCGCTAAACTTTAATTCGACAGCGCTCGGTGATGACCTTACAATTATTGGGCTTGACGGAAGAGGCAGACCCATGCTGCAAAACATACTCATTGACCTAGGCACTGTAACAGATTCAAACGAGGAAAACTTGGCAACTGAAAGTTATGTTGACAATTCGCTGAGCGACTACGCAACCAAAAGCGAATTGCCAAGTGGGTATTTTACAGATGTAGATTATACACTTAATGATAGCTCTACAACCAAGTATTCGCCCAGACACTTTAATAAAGTGTCTAATTTTGGCTCGAGGGAAAGTACCTTGGATATCGAGGGTCTTTTGATTTCTATTCCGAGTTCCGATAAAAGGCTGAAAAATAATATACAATCATTAAGGGATATTAAAAGCGTTTATATGGCAATGTGCCCGGTTGAATATACATGGAAACCCGGATACATCACGCAACACACAGGCTTACAGTTTGGTTTAATTGCGCAGGATTTAGAGAAGATTTTGCAGGATGCCGGATTGTCCGATAGCGGACTTGTACTAAAAGAAAATGCCGAAGAGGATGAAAAAGCAATTCACGGAGATTCAAAGACATGGAAAATTGACAAGGAAAATCTCCATGCAATGCACATACAGATGATCCAGATGCAGCAGAAAGAAATCGAACTTTTGCAGCAGAAAAACGAAGATCTGGAACGCAGATTATCAGCGTTAGAAAGGAGTGTGAACCATGCAGAAAATTTATAGCCGGACATACTGGGAGAATTTTCCAAGCGAGAAGACCGCAATTAATCAAAATAGGCTGAACAACATAGAGAGTGGCATTGATGCAATCGACGATCGTGTGTGCGCACTCGACACCACGAAAGTTGACTTGACCAAAGCTAACGAGCTTGTAAAGGAAATCCTTTGGGATGAATCCAACGGAACGCTGACGGTCGTTAAGATGAATGGTTCCAAGGCTGTCATTGATACCAAGTTGGAAAAGTTGGCGGTCAACTTCAAGTACAATCCGCAGACACAACAACTGATTATCACGTTGGACAATGGCACGGTGCAGAACGTGGACTTATCCGCGCTGATCACGCAGTATGAGTTCTTAGAGGGTGACGAGATTGCATTTGAGGTCACTTATGATGGAAAAGTCAAGCCGATGATTAAGGGCGGCTCAATAACTGAGGATAAGTTGCAACCGAATTTCTTGGCGGATATTAAGGTAGAATCTGCCAAGGCGGTAGCATCTGCCAAAAGCGCAAAAGAGTCCGAAACCAAGGCGGTAGCATCCGCCACAGATGCCAAGGACAGCGCAGACCGAGCGCAGGGAATCGAAGACGAGATTAACAAGAAACTCGCAATGACAGAATTTGATGTGAATGAGGATGGAGAGTTGATTTACACGGACAATTCCACTTATAACTTTGTCGTTGATAATGACGGAAATTTGAATTGGGAGGTGGCTTAAATGGCTATAGCAGGAAGAGTAGCAATCGTGCCAAAAGGCGATTGGAGCGCAGATGCTACATATAAGAGATTGGATGCAGTGACTTATAACAATACGCTTTATTTCGCAAAAAAGGATGTGCCGGCAGGAACGGCAACAAGCAATACGGAATACTGGTCTAAGTCTATCGTGGGCGGTGCTAGTGCGATTGCAACAACAGAGGATGCCGGAGTTGTAAAGCCGGACGGAAAAAGCATGAGCGTAGATGAGAGTGGAACGCTTAGCATTAACTTGGATGGAACCACAATTACATTAGATGAAGCGAAAAACGTCATAAAGTTGGCAGATACCTTAAAGGATGCCATCAATGGAGCGTTTCCGGCGGCGAATGTGGCGAATAATCAGATCACTACAGTGGAAGGCTTCGCACTTGATGCACGGCAGGCGAACCCGAATATTGATGGATCACTTGCAAAGCAGATAAGTGATTTAAACGGCAGTATTGATACAAAAGTAAATGCATTAAATCCATCATCTGCCAGACGGTCATATGTTTATGGCGAAATTGGAAAAGAAGGAGATGGATGGTATAGATTTGCAAGGATAACTTTTATAGCCGAACCATCTGCAAAAGGTGGTAGTAGCGAATTGATAGAAGTAATGATTAATCAATCGTATACAAACTCGCCCGGTTGTTTCCACAAAGTAGATTTTTATCTGAAATACGTAGATTCTGCGATAATATCTACTATTGGAAACAACTCAACCGTACTTAAAAAAATTCGAATGGTAAGAAATAATAAAACAATATTTATTGACGTGTATTCGGTTGGAATTGTTAACAAGACCAAAATGTTATTATATATTCCAACTGATTTTGGTATGGATTCGGTTGAATGCATTACACCTTATTTAGTTCCTGAAAACTCCGATGGAGAATTGATTGTATGCAGTAGTGATTTAGCAAACAGTATATAAAATCATGAACCTTTGATAATCGTAGCCCATCCACTAGTCACATACTCAGTGTCAACATAACTGATAAAGTTTATTGCGATATTTATACTATATCTATCAGAGACAAGTAAAATAATAAATACATTAAGATAGTTGCGCGCATATACATTAACATAATTTGCTCCATCAGGAATGTTACCAAGAACACCTTTTAAAGCGCTTTGTTGTAGATATCCAACTTCCCCTGTTCCGATTTTGCCTTTATTTTTACGCATTATTTCAACGATAGACTTGACAGAATCACACTCGTTTATACTCACTGCTGTATTCAAATTATTTAAACTGCCGTTTAAGAAAATATATCGAACAAACATTCGAACGCAACTTATAAACCATTTTTTATCATAGAAAGGAATAAAAATTATGGACAAAATTATCCTTAAAAACAAAAAAGAATTCGAGATTGCCGATGGAGCGAGTCTCGGCAATATTCAGATTCTGTCAAAATCTTTTGATGGAATTAAAACAATCACAGATGCTTTCTCGGAAGAGAACATCTCAAAGGTCACATTTACACACAGTGACCAGATATCTGGCGAGTATGAGAATCTTAAGTATGAAGGATTCTCATATATGCCTAACATGGGCGAAGATGGCACAGAAGATGGTACATATACAGTAACCGTTAATCTGAGGACAAAGACGGAGATGGAAAAAGCCATTGATGAACTGAAAGCAGGGCATGAAGCAAACGCAGAAGCAATCCAAGAACTTGCAAGCATTACCGCAGGAAGTGAGGTGTAGGATATGGTTAAATTCTATGTAAGACGTATTCTTGTAGACAAGAAGATGACGATTGATGAAGTGCCGATGCGTTGGCGCGCAAAAGTGCAAGAAGAGATTGAGAAACAGCTTTCCGCTTCTCTGCAATGACATTTTCTGTCGAAACTTGCGACCGAAAAATGTTGAAATCATGCATATTGCAGTGATACTATGAACTTGTCCGAAAGGACACTTCAAGTTCTGGTGGGGGGCAAGGCTTGGCATTGTCTTGCCCTCAAATTATCGTTGACTATACAGAACATATGTTCTATAATAATTGTCGAGGGTAGTTAGCATTTGAATCGAAAGGGTGGGAGCAATGGATAACAACGAAAACGAGTATTACAAAAGCAAAATCATTGAATTGATTGAAAAATGCGACAATACTAGATGGCTTCGAGCCATATACGTATTTGTAAAAGAACTGTTAAAATAAGAAGAAAGCCAAGGGTTTGCGCATTGCCCTTGGCTTATTTTTATTTCTTCTTTGAAATCATATCAACAAAATCTTCTAGTTTATCCCAGCCATCTTTATCTAGCTGCGCTAGTGCAGAAATCAATTTCTTTTTAAAATTTCCGTCTTCTGATTTCATAACATCTGCAAGCATTTTTGAAATTTGCTCATCTTTTGTTTCCGGCATAAACATTTCTCCGTTTCCGGTGCGAAGCCAATCTTCATTAACGTTGCATTTCTCACATACAAGTTTAATAAATGCATCTGATGGATTTCTTCTTCCGGATTCATAGCTAGAAATGTTTTCTTTTGATATTTCCAAGTAATTTGCAAATGTTTCCTGAGTTTTCCCATTAGGATTGCTTTTTCTTATCTCCTTTAGGCGCTCATTCATATTAACACCTCCTTTCAACTTGATTATACAAGTCGCAATCACAAATGTCAACGACAAAAAATGTACAATGTACAAAAATAACTATTGACAAAGATTGTACGGAGTACTATTATAAGAATGTACAAAGTACAAGAAAGGAGGAACAAAAGTGAAAAAACCATCTGTTTCAGATGTTGCATTAGTGGTGTCAATCTTAACTTTGATTTTTGTTGTAATCAATTCTTTTATATGAAATGCGAAATTATGCTCCATATAAAAGCCAAGACTGATACAGTAACCGCAATCCATCCTTTGATATCTGCCTTGCTAGATGTTTTTACTGCGGTTTCAGATTGAGCCTTAGAACTTTCTGCAATTTCTTTTGCTGATTCAGCTTGCATCTTTGCGGATTCGGCAATATCGTGAAGTTCTTTGCTTGTTTGCTCAATAAAAGCGGTTTGTGCTTCTAGCATCTCAATCGGGGATTTGCCATCTTCGTATTTAGGCATTTCGATGTCTGTGACGGATTTGTTGAAAAAACCATCCAATTGTGGACGAGTAGGTATGTAGCGCATATGGAAATCTCCTTAAGTTTTTAAGGAATTATATCATGGAAAGGAAGTGAATTCAATGAGTGAAAAGGAAAAACGCGTTGTTGAAAAACTCCGTGATGCCATTCCGAATATGACCGATTTTCAGAAAGGATATGTTCTTGGAATGGTAGAAAGTTCTGCTTCGAAACATAGTGAGCAGGGCGAGGAAAACGAAACGCATAATGGAAGGGAGAATTGAAATGAGCAATTTTGAATTTCAGAAAGTTAATTCAAGGGTAATTCGTAGCGGTGACAACTATTTGGCAAAGGTTGACTCTGCGGAAAGTTTTTCAAGCATTTTCGTTGACGAGGAAACAACATATGGGGTTTCTGTAAGAGATGCACAGATACAGACAGGAGATTCGACTTACACACCTGCAATGGCTTTTACATATTCCATGGAAGATGGTTCCGTGCGTTTTATAGATGTTGTTGTATGTCCGTTACTCGGAACGTTTGTTTCTGACTGGTACTAAATTATAAAGTGGCAGAAAGGGGCATGAATGAAAAAAGTAATCCAATTCATTATAGGTGCGGTTGCAATGGAGTATTCCTTAGTTGCCGCGTGTTATATGGATAGTGATGGCGCGGTCGGGGATATGGCGGCTATTAAATTTGTAGCCGGTGCGGTAATTGCGGCAATCATGTATTACTGGTACGAGGTAGACCGAAAGAGAGCTGAACTTGACAAGCGAATTAAGAGAAAACGCAGAATGAGAGAGGATGCATGGTAGACGTTGTGTATATAAGTGGTACGAGATGTTCCACGAAAGAAAAGCGTATGCTTGCTGAACTTTTGGCAGGGAAACGAAAGAAACAGAATGATAAAGATAATTTTGAAAATGTTCTTGACAGAGAAATGGAAAGGAGAAGCAATGGAGAACAAAATAACACTGATCGGTGATGTTGTATCAGCACCGAGGGAAAGCCATAAATCAAGCGGTAAGATTTTTTACAAATTTTTCATCGGAGTTGAAAGAAAAAGCGGTGTCGCAGATATTCTTCCGGTACTGTTTGACAAAGAAATCAGCGATACGGGAATTAGCGGAAGGGTATACGTCAGTGGGAAGATAATTACCCGGCACGTAAAAACAGGATCCGGAAAAGCCATTCTTACATATGTTATGGCTGACACAATCAAACCCAAAGATGATGTACCTTTGAATGAAGTAAGCCTTGATGGGATTATCGAGGAAAAGCAACTTAGGGAAACACCGCTTGGTCGTAAAATCTGTGATGTAAAACTCAAAACAGTAAGAGAAAACGGAAAAGAGGATTTAATCACTTGCATTGCATGGGGAAAGTGCGCAGAATATACGGACTCACTTGCTTTAGGCGATAAGGTAAGCACATACGGAAGATTACAAAGCCGGAGATATAAGAAAACGTGCAAAGATGGTCGCGTTGTGGAAAAAGTTACATATGAGTTGTCAATAAAAGGAATCGTGGGGGTGTAGAATAATGCGAATGATTTTAAAATCGTTACATATTGAAAATTTCAAAGGTGTAAAGGATAAGACATACGAATTCGGAAAGACAACAAGGGTTTCCGGCATGAACCGGAGAGGAAAGACCACAATCGGGGCGGCATGGTACTGGCTGACATCTGATAAGAACTATGAGCTTGTCAGCAATCCAAACATTAGACCGGACAATGTAGAAGATTGTATTCCGACTGTTACTGCAAATGTCGATGTAGACGAAAAAGAAATCACTCTTTCCAAGATGCAGAAGCGAAAAGTTGGAAAGCCGGATAAAAATGGAGTTTCGAAAGTTACTATCACAAATACATATGAGATCAATTCTGTGCCTAAGACAGAACGTGATTTTAAGGCATATCTGGAAGAATTAGGGTTTGAGTTTGATAAATTCCTCATTTGTTCGCACCCGAATGTGTTCACTAAGGATTTGTCGTTGAAGAAAAAACAGGATGAAATGAGAAAATATTTATTCGCTATGGCAAGCAAAAAAACAGATTTAGAGATTGCGCAAATGAATAAAGAAACTGCGGATGTTGCCAAATTGCTTGAATCCTACAAATTTGAAGAGATTGAAGCCATGAACAATGCTTCCAAGAAGAAAGCAGTTGAACAGTTAGATGCGATTCCTAATCAGATTATCGGTCTGGAGAAAGCAAAGGTTGATGTAGATGTTGCAGAACAGGAGTTATTAAAATCCGACTTAGAGAGAAAGATTGAAGCACTTGAAGATTTAATGGAGAAATCTGATGTTCGGATTGATGAAATGCGCAACGAAGAAATGCATTGTCAGTTTGAAATGTCCGCTATCGCGCAGACCATGAATAACGAACTTTCCAGCAAGAGCCGTAAGATTGAAAACCAAAAATACGACCACGAGGAAAAGTTGCAGGATATTCGTTCATCTATCAGAAAAGCACAGGATTCCATTGAAAGTAATAAGAAATCAATTTCTGAACAGACTCTTAGGAAAGCTGAACTTGCGAAAAAGTACAAAGAGGAAAAGGAAAAGAAGTTTGATGATTCCAAGTGGGTATTTGACGAATCTACAACGGTTTGTTCGTTGTGCGGACAAAGATTGCCGGAAGATAAAATAGAGTCCTTAAGAGCCGATTTTTCGCAGAGAAAAGCAGATGCAATCGAAGTATTTAATGAAGAACACGCGAAAACACTCGCCATGATCGTTGATGATGGAAATGCGTGCGCTGAAATGATTAAGAAGCTGACCGAGAATAGCAAGGAATTAGAAAACACAATCAACACCTTGAAACTGCATGAAGCGGAAGAAATTGACATTATCAAAGGATTTGATGAACAGATTTCTAAGGTTCCGGCTTGTGCTGATTATATGCGGAATACGGAATATGCCAAGTTAAAGGCTAAACAGGATGAATTGCTTGCTGATATTGCAGAGTTAGAATCCAAGGGTGTAGATAAGGTTGTTGAGGACGCAAAAGCTGATAAGGCAAAATTAAAGAACCAGCTTGATGAAGTGAATAAGATTATCGCACAGGCTGAAAACAATGTTCAAATTGATGACAAGATTGCAGATATGCAACATAAACAGAACGAGTATGGACAAGCAAAGGCAGATGCCGAGAGGACTCTTTATCAGCTAAAAGAAGTTTCAAAACGAAAGAATGAGTTACTTGTTGAAGAAATCAATCAGCATTTCGGTATTGTACGTTGGAAGTTGTTCGATTTCCAGAAGAACGGAGAATATAAGGAAGTTTGTATTCCTACGGTACTTGATGAAGAAACCGGCATTTATAAGATGTTCGGTGACACGACTAACACTGGCAGAGAAATTGAAGCAAAATTGGATATTTGTAACAGTTTTCAGAAGTTCTTTAATATGTATGTTCCGATTTTCCTTGATGGTGCTGAGAGCATCAATGACGAATATGTGCCGGTCGTTGATACTCAGTTAATTCTTCTGACAGTATCAGAGGATAAGCAGTTGAAAGTGGAGGGTGTGTAAATGAAAGAAGAATTATTGAAAATAGCATCGGAAAGTTTATCTTCGGATGAAGTAAGTGAAATTGTCAAAGAAAAATTTATGAATGCATTGGTGGGAGCAATCGAAGATGCTTTTCGTTGGGGAGATGCAAAGCATGCCATTGAGGAAAAGGTAAAAGAAGTCATGGTTCCATACATTGAGAGTTATGATTTTTCAGAGTATCTTCCCAAACTTGATTCTGTTTTAACAGAGATTGTTAATTCGGATTTCTGTATTGGAAATAAAAAGATTCTGGAGAATTTTAAAGACCTTATGGTGGAGCCGGAGCAGAAAGAAATCAAACTTACGGATTTGTTCAAGGCATGGATTAAACAATGCGAAAGGGATATTGACACAGAAGATTTAGACATTGATTACGATGATGGCGTTTCTTATCAATCCGTGGAATGTGAAATGCGGTTTGGGCTGGAAGATAAGCCATCATGGAGCAGTGTGCAAAGAGCAGTTATCACATTTGAAAATGAGCATGATGAAAAACTGAATGTTGAAATTCCTGTGTCAAAGCGGATATGGGGCAACGGAAAAGAAGAACCATATACACTTTCTTCCTATAAGGATTTGACGATTTCGTCACTTAGAAACTTGAGTGAATTTGAGGTGCTACTCTTGAGATTATCCAGAGCTGGAACGGCTATCGTTATTGATAAGGAATATGATGACAGTTATATTCAACCGGAAAAAGAACCGGAAGCGGATTTTCACTAAGAAAGCGAGGACACCGAATGTCAAGAGTAGGAATTGGAAACAACATCACACAGCCGGATGCAAGGTGTATGTCGTGCAAGCGTTGGAAGAGTGCAAGTAAAGGGTTCTGGGGAAGAGCCGGACATTGTTCTCTTCCGTATTGCGAAAAAGACGCGAGGAATAAAGGGAAGAGAGGTTACAGATAAATGCAGTATATCAAAGCAAAATTTCCAAACAGCACCAGAAGCTATACATATCGCACCGAGGATTCCGTAAAAGCCGGTGACACGGTTGTAAATGCCAAGGGTGCAAAGCTGATGGTTACGGATGAAACCGTGGATATGAAGTGGGTAGAAACCTACGGTGCTGATAAGGTGGCAGTTGTGAAGAAATATGAAGAACCGGAAAAACGGTACATTGTCGAGCGTGAGTTTGAACACGCAGGATATAAATGCGTAGTAGTATTTACGCGCATGGGGCATAGATGCGGTTATGTCGGAATTTCAAAGAATCATCCATTATACGGAAAGGATTACAGTGATTACCTTGAAATCAAGAAAGCCGATGTCGGGGACAGAGAAGTAAGCGGAATTTTCCCTTTGCTTTGTGCTTGCCTGGATGAAGATGAAAGAATCCGCATTGAAGCATATTTTCAGTGCCACGGTGGTATTACATACGCAGGCGGTGGAGAACATTCAGATTATCCGATTGAAAGTGATTTGTGGTGGTTTGGATTTGATTGCTGTCATGCCGGAGATAAGTCGGATTTGGATTATGCAATACAGAAGTTTCCAAAACGCAAGGATGAACTTGAAAGAATTTTAGATATTCAAAATCAGTGTCATTATGACGGCGATGTTATCCGCACCGAAGAATATGTTGCGGATGAGTGCAAGAATTTAGCGGGGCAGTTAAAAGAATTTGAAGAAAGCGAGGAAAAATAAATGATTAAATCAGATTTAGGAAGAATAAAAGTAAATGGAAGAGAGCCGGTTATCACGGCTGAATTTATAACTCTTTTAGCAGCATTAAGGAATGCTCTCGGAGAGGAGAAATACAACCGTGCTTTGCAGAGAGCAAATGATAGTGTGGAGTCCAAGAAAGACACAGAAACATTGAAAAATGAAGAAAAAGAACGCATGGCAGAAGTTATCAAAGCTATTTTAAGCGGAATGGAGGATAAGTAATTGTGGCAGAAAACACGGCAGTATCTACACAGGGAAAACAGGAAATGAATACACAACTTTCCTATTATACGAACCAGTACATAGGGCTTATGGAACGTGACTTCGCAGAGCATGGGCTTGTGCTTAATGATTATTCAAAGCAGTGCGTCATGGCATCTATGAGTGCTATTTACAACCTTGTTACATCTAGCAAAGCCGCTATGAGTAACTTGAATGGATCTAATTTGAGACAGATTATTGGACAAGTATCAAGCCTTCAACTTAATGCCAATGCAGTGCCGAGGGAGTGCTACTTCCAGTTGAGAAGCAAACAGGATGTAAATGGAAATTGGTACAAGGAAGTAGAAATGGGGATCGAAGGAGACGGAAATGATGCACTTCTTCGAAACTTTGGTGTTGATGTTAAAAAGGTATATCCGGTATGGCTTGTGAAAGAAGGTGACGATTTTACATATCCAAAGCATAAAGGAATTGAAGTTACACCGCCGGAATGGGAAGAAAAAGGACTTTCGCAGAAAGTTATCCGTGTTGTTTACCCGGTGGAAATGAAAGATGGGAAAGTTGAATATATGATAGCAGAGCGTGAAAGCGTAAAAGGAAACCTTTTTGCTCATGTTCGCAATAATCTTCTGAATGAGACTTTCGGACTTGTAAAAGGCGGCAAAAAGACACGCTATGATGCAACGGAAACAGAAAAGAAAGCTATCGCAGAAAAGAAAAATGAAATTTTGAAAGAGCTTTTAGCTTGCAAAACTGTTGAAGATATGCTTTCCTGCGAAGTTGCAAGACCATACATGAGTGCCGCATGGCTTGATACATCTGAATCCATGATCGTTCGAAAGATGCGCAATAATGCAATCAAGAAGCATCCAAAAGACCTTAATGCTATTGCAAAACAGTCTCTTATGCAGATAGATGAAACTTATCAGCAGACACAGGAAGAAATTGCCGAGAATGCCAATTCCGAGCCATTTGTTGTAGCAGAATCCGAAGCGAGCGACAGTGCAGCAGTTGAGCCGGAGAAAGCCGTTGAGAATGACGAGAACGTACCGGACTTTATGAAAGATTAGGGAGGTTGCTATGAGAGTAATTTCACAGGACGGAACGCTTGATATGCCATATGAAATGAGTATTGTATGGTGTGAAGATGCTGGGGCTGTACTTTTGCAACCAATCGGAGAAACAGGGGAATATCAGACGTTTGCCAAATATTCCACCGAAGAAAAAGCAAAGAAAGCTATGGAAATGCTTAGAGATGCATATATCGGTATGCCTATCGTAATGCAGAATGTTGATATTTCGGAAGATGTGGTGAAGGAATTTGAAAGATTAAAGAAATGCGGTATTATGGTGCAAACAGAAAATCAGCCGTCAAAAATAGAATGCATTAGCAATGTTATCTTTCAGTTTCCAGCAGAGGAAGAATTGGAGTAGGGTATGGAAAATGTGAAATGGAGATTAAATGGTGTATTTAATGCTGACGCAAATAAGTGTTATGCGGAAATGTGTAGCTTAAATGAAATAACACCTAAAGCGATTCTCGAATATGCAAAAGGAATAAATACCGAATTGCATAAATGCTTCGAGTGGGATAACGATATTGCCGCAGAAAAGTATCGAACCATACAGGCAGGAAATGTTATCAGAATGTTATACATAAAACCAAAGAACGAAGATACACCGCCTGTAAGGGTGTTGAGTAGAACATCTGATACAGTTTATCAGCCGACACGAACTTTTTTGACAAACACAACAGAATATGAAGATTTGCTGAAAAGGGCATTATCGGAATTAGAGAGTTTCAGAAAGAAATATGAAACGCTTTCTGAATTGGAACAGGTATTTGAGCAGATTGATTTAATCACTGCTTAGATAATATATAGCATAAAACAGAACATAACAGGAAAAATTCAGACAGCATATTAAAAAACAACCTATTTTCAAGTGTTTAATCGGTGGGATAAACACCTATTATATAATTGCTTTTAACAAAATATCCATAAAATAGGACAAATAAAAACAGGACAATAAAGCATATGACAGGACATTTTATCTCACTTGTTAAGCACTTGATTATAGGAAATAAGCTGATAGCATTTTACTGGCGGTATGATACCGACCATATAACTAATTAGCAAACAACATGCAAAAATATGAAACCATAGCAAACATAAGAACAGAACAAAATACTACATCATATCGCTTGTAAAGTGCTATCGGTAAGAATTTAAAATGAAAGGAATTATAAGACATGGCAAAAACAGAAGTAATAGAAATCAAACCATTAAATATTAAAACAGCAGAAATCACTATTGTAGGTGACGGAGATTTGATTCTTAACAAAATGAATGACGTAAACGCAAAGGAACTCATTGATAAGCGCAAGGATAAGGCAAAGGACACAGCAAAGCCTAATCCGTGGGAGGCAATTATTACCTCGATGCATTGGTACAATGGAAAACCTACTGATTTTTCAGAGGAAGGGCTTACACAGGCATTGAAAGAAAATGCACCTTGCATTACAGGATTTGGGCTTAAAAAGTCATTCGGACAGGCGGTTGTGCAAAATAAGATTGACACATATGCTACAAAATTCAATGCAGGAGTGAACATTATTGCAAAGGGCGATTTAGTACCTATCAGATTTGCAGAACATCACATTGATGAAAAGTTAATGTCACCAAAGAAAGGTAGTCCGGTATTGGTACACCTTAACAGATTTAGTGGTTGGAGTGCCACATTCACAATTCAGTACACTGAAAATGCCTTTTCTATTGAGCAGATTGTAAATATTATCAACCTTGCAGGATTTGGTAATGGTATCGGAAGTGGAAGGAGTAGCGGTTACGGAAGGTATCATTTAGATGGAATTAAGTAATTTTGATGAAAGTGAGGTGGTTTAAATGCTTATGCGTTGTTGCGGTTCGTCATCAGCAGGCAACAGTTACGCTTTAATCAGCAATAGTGGAGAGATTCTTGCAATCGAAGCCGGATGCAAATTTCTTGACTTTAAGAAAATGATTGATTGGCGTATTTCTGATGTCGCAGGATGTATCGTCTCACATGAGCATGGTTAGGAGACCATGCACGATACATAAAAGATTTCATGAAATCCGGTATCCCGGTTTATACAGCATTTGAAACGCAGACCGCGCTTGAAACCATAACCGGAGAGCGTACAATAGCCATTCCACCACGCAGAGTACGGCAAATCGGAAGTTTTACAGTGACCCCTTTCAACGTACCGCACGATACAGAAATTGAGTGCTACGGCTATTTAATCGAGCATGAGGAAATGGGAAAGCTGTTATTCTTGACCGACTTGGAATATTGCAGATATGACTTTTCTGGCATAAAAGTTGAGCATATCATGGCTGAAGCCAATTATAGCATGGACTTGGTAGCCCGGAATGAGCCAAATTACGAACACCGTTTGCGAGGTCATATGAGCCTTGATACGGCACTTAAATTTATTCAGACGAACGACAACCCAGCTTTGCGAAATGTCGTTTTAATACACTTATCGGACACAAGCGGAGATCCCGCGTTATTCCTACAACGAACGAAAGAAACAATTAAATATGGAGCAAATGTTTATATTGCAGAAAAAGGGCTAGAGGTTGATATGAACCTTTGTCCGTTCTGAAAGGAGAAAGCATGGAAAAAGGAACAAAGTGCAGAGTTATTAGTGATGATTATGGGTTTTTAAACCGGGAGAAATCGTTGTTGCATTAGAAACCAATGATGTGCCATATTGCGCAAAAGAATCGGCATATTCTCCGGGAAAACAGATTTCCGATTACAGATTAGATGAGTATGCCGCTTTACACGATTACGAACTCGAAGCAATTGATGAATAATTAGGTTGCAACACCTTGGCGAAAGCCTAAAAGAAACTATCTTGTTTGGCGAATAGTTATCACAAACCTTATTGAAAGCCATGTTTTGGCGGTGCGTTTACCGTGCCGCCCTTACAAAAGATTGGAGGTAAAAATTGAAAATATGTGAATACTGTATGGCTGAATTTGAGCCGAAGCGACCAGATCAAAAATACTGCAGACCCAAATGTGCCAAAAGATACGCACAGTTTAAGAATTTTAAAAAGGCTGGAAGAATTGTGTATACAAGAATATGCCCGAAATGCGGCAGACTGTTTATGACGATAGATGAAAATAAGTTTGATTGCCAAGACTGCATTAGCATTGACGTTAAAGAACGCTTGAGAAAGCCAAAGAAAAAGGATGATGCAATCAAGGCTGTGAATCATATGGCACGCGCTTCCGGAATGAGTTACGGAAATTTTGTGGCTCAAATGAGCATGAAGCCATTGGAGAGGAAGTGATTGAGTTGGATTATAAGAAATTTAGACAGGCGAAAGCCATCGAAGCTAAAAACAAGCAGAAATGGCTTGCATTGAATCCAAGGCTTGATGAATCAAGCGGAATCTATATTTTGACAAGGCAGGACGAAAATGGGTTTAGATATGCCTACGTGGGGCAGGCAAAGCACATTTTAACCAGATTGTCACAACACCTTTCTGGGTATCAGCACATAGACCTTAGCTTAAAGTCTCATGGACTTTATTCAGAGGATAATCCATATGGATGGAATGTAGCATCAGTACACTGCCCGATAGATAAACTTGATGAGCGTGAGCAGTATTATGTCAAATTTTGTGCAAATAATGGCTATCAGCTTCGGAATAAGACGAGTGGATCACAGGGCGAGGGCAAAGCTAAGATTGATGATTACCGTCCGGCAAAAGGCTATTATGACGGCATTAAGCAAGGCAAAAAGACTCTTGCCAAGGAATTATCGCATATCGCTGAAAAGCACCTTGAAATCCGTTTAAAGCCGGAGAAACAGGGTAACAAAGTTTCTGAAAAACAGTATGAGAAGTTTATGACTTTGATTTCTGAAAATACATATGAGGAGAGTGATTAAATGGCAGAAGTCAAGTGGATTAAGATCACAACAGATGTTTTTGATGATGAAAAGATTCTGCTGATTGAGAGTATGCCGAGTGCGGATAGCATCATTACGATTTGGTTCAAACTTCTTATTCTTGCCGGAAAACAGAATAACAACGGCGTGTTTATGATGAGCAACAAGCTGCCGTTCACGGATGAAATGCTTGCCACCATTTTTCGCAGAGATTTGAACACGGTAAGGCTTGCGCTTAAGACATTTGAAGAGTTTGGAATGATTGAAGTTGTTGACAACGTGATAACGATTCCGAATTGGAATAAGCATCAAACGCTTGACGCTTATGAGAAGAAAAAGGAACGTGACAGGCTATATCAGCAGAATCGTAGAAAGAAGCAGAAGAACCTAATTGAGCAAAAATCGCCCGATAAATCGTCTGACGTCGCTGTTTCAGATAAAGAAGAAGAAAAAGAAGAAGATAAAGAGAAAGAAAATATAAAAGAAAATTCGCTGTCGACCGATTCCGGAGATTTGTTTGATTTTGATGATGCATGGAAAAAGACTTTTGATATATACCCCAAGAAAACAGCGTACAGTACCTCTAAAACAGCTTGGATGGATAAAGTGCTAGAAGTTATCGAAGAGAACCAACCGGACATTGCACGGCTGTTATACAAAGCCACAGAGGCATATTTGAGCGACTATCAAGAAAAGAATCCAGACGATACGGATTTTCGGTACATTCCAAAATATGTCGATTGGCTGAAAAATGATTGCGACTATTGGTTGCAGATCGCGGAGAAACGAGGTGATTGCAGTTGACAGAAGCAGAGTTCGGAGTGATCGGGTGCGTACTGATTGACAATGATGTGCTAAATAGCATCTGGCGAACACTGAAACCGGAAATGTTTAGTTCTGATTTCGCGCAGGACACATACAAGGAAATGCTTGCCATGTATGACAGGAATGAAAGCATTGATCCCATGTCTTTGTCAATGGCACTTGAGAATCACAAATACACCCAGGAACAGATTAGCGAATTGATGAAATCCTGTATTACCGGAACAATCACTTCAACTATGGTTAAAAGCTATGCCGATGCGGTTGCGAAAGAATACAAAGTAAGAACGGTTCTTGACATGTATCAGAAATCCAGCTTAAAGCCATGTGACATTGATGATACAATCAGCGATCTTCTTACAAAACTTGAACATTTGCAAGAGGGAAAAGAAGTAAAGCTAAAGCCAATTAAGGAGATTGTTGGTGAGAATAAGGACAAGTATTTCAACGAAAGTGTTGGAGAGGGCGGTATAAGAATCGGGTTATCACAACTTGATGATGCACTCGGAGATCTTGAACACGGTGACGTAACAGTAATTGCCGCAAGACCAGCAGTTGGAAAATCAGCACTCACAACACAGATTATCGGAAATATGGCAAAGAAAGGGCTTAAAATTGCATATTTTAACTTGGAAATGAGCGATAAACAGGTGTATGAACGATTTATTTCAAGACTTGCGGAAATCGGCTTAACGAGAATCAGAAGGGCAAAAGCGTTTCTTGGCGATGAGCAGGGAAAATTTAACCAAGCAAATGAAGAAATGAGCGATTATCAATTATGGATTGCATCCGGTACCGTATCTCCGAGAGAGATAAAGTCAGAATGCAGACACCAAAACTTTGACGTTATCGTTGTTGACTATCTGCAATTGCTTATGCCGGATAACAGATATACGGGAAGAAACGAAGAAGTAGCATCAATTTCAAGAGGTTTAAAATCTGTTGCAAGAGACTTAAATACACATGTGATAGCACTTTCGCAGATAACAAGGGCTTCCGAAAGCAGAGACACGAAAGAGCCTACTATGGCAGAGCTGAGGGAATCCGGGGCAATCGAACAGGATGCGTCAAACATAATTATGCTGTGGAATCTGTCAGACAATGACAAGGGAGCCAAGGGCGCAAAAATCGAAAAGAACAGACAGGGAATGACAATGCGTGAAGTAATGGAGTTTGATGGAGATCACATGAAGTTTGTTGAAATCGAAAAACCGTTTGATGATGTTGTTGCGGAAATAAAAAAGAAAGAACGAGGGGACGGATTTAAACCATACAATGGCGATTGTCCATTTTAGAGGTGGTGGCTATGGCAAGTGCAAAAATCGAAAAAGGTTCGGAAGAATGGCAAGTATTCATGGATTATTGGCAATTCATTCAGAAATACTATTCACCGGACAACGCTGATTCTTGGTGGGATGAAGTTGTAAAAGCCGGAGAATCATTGATAGACAAATACAAAGGCATGGAGATTGAAGAGCGTGCAAGACAGCTTGTATTGAGCCATTTTGCATGGTTGGAAATCACATACAGAAAGGAGAAATCAAAGAAATGAGCAATGCGTTGAGACGGAAGAAAAAGCCGACATTTTACACAAAGCAAGAAATAAGAACCATAGGGAAAAATGATTTTGAAAAGAGAAATTCTGATAAGGTTATATCAAAATCATACAAAGATTTCGTTGTAATCGGTTACATCATTCTGCATGACAAATTCGGGTTCGGACAGGCAAGAATCATCCGGTTGCAGGATTTTTTGAAATCTTACTTAGATGAAGCAGCATCCGGTGGAAATACCGGAAAGGACTTGTCTGTTTATCTGAAAAGTAAATACGAAATCGACATCAAAGAGGAAGTCGGGAAAATTCCACAGAGACAGTTAATGAACCTGTATGCAAAGAAAGGTTTCTGCATCGAGCGTGAAGCATACAGGCTTTCCAGCGCATCTTTGTTTAACTATTTTGCGCTGACACTTACGATTCTGAAAAAGGAGTTTAAGATAACAGCGAAACAGTTGCAATATTTCTTGGAAAAATTCATCGACTACATTGACACACTGGATAATTACAAGCAGTTTCAGTTGACGGTGCCGATGATAGCGCAGAGTTTGGCAGATGAGATTAAGTTTATATGTGATTTGGAGGTTTAATATGACGAATAAAGAAAAATACGGAAATGAGATTATAGAACTTGCGACAAACACAGCAGTGTTTGGATTAAAAAATGGAAAGCCTGCAATTTGCGAAGAAATTAAATGTGAAGAGTGTGATTTTTATGAATCAGATTCGTGCAAAGGAAGTACGTATAATTTCCGCGAATGGCTTAATTCAGAATATGTTGAGCCACCTGTTGATTGGACTAAAGTTCCGGTCGATACGCCGATTTTGGTAAGAAATAGCGAAAAAAATTCGTGGGAAAAAAGATATTTTGCAAAATACGAGAACGGAATAGTGTACGCATGGGGATACGGAGCAACATCTTGGAGTGCGCGCGGAAGTGGCGATATAAGCGATTGGAAAATGGCAAAGCTGGCAGAAAGTGAGGGATAGTCATGGAGAGATTAACAAAACGGACAGCGGATGGAATCTTAGTAAAAGAGAATTACGAGAAAAAATCCTTAAAAACCTTGTATTCGTGCTATGGCGAAAAGCCTAATTCATATTATTCCAACTGCGAAGAAGGTTATTGCGCAATGGAGAAGTTAGCGGATTACGAGGATGCAGAGGAGCAGGGATTACTTCTGCGGTTGCCGTGTGGAATTGGCTCAGATGTATATATAATTCCTAGCAAAATCAATTATGAATTAAATATTTTAAGTCTGCACCCGGAGAACAACAAAGTTTATCATCAGAAAGTAGCCTTGATTACTTTTACAGAAAAAGGATGGTACATGGAGTGTGATAAGGATCGAGAATATGCAACAGACCGAATCCTGTCAGAAAAAATGTACAAGGAAACCTGGTTTTTATCAAAAGAGGAAGCCGAAGCCAAGCTGAAAGAAATGAGAGGTGGAGAGAATGGATAAATTTCTTAAAAGCGTAAGCGAGCGAGACTTTGATAGAAGAATATCGGAAGTTGTTGAAATGCTTGAAGAAAAACAACTCTACGGAACTATCAGTTTGATAAAAGATTTGAAATATTACCTTGACTTAGCCACAAAAGAAAAAGCACACACTTGCGACTTCCAGAACAACAGCAATTCAAGAGATAATGAGCCTTGCTGCAGATGCGACAGTAAACACACCAATGCCGACAGGATAAGGAATATGTCGGATGAAGAGTTGGTAGATTTTCTAGCAACTGTAACAAGTGATGTTATATGTGGAAGTTCATGGGATTATGATGGGTGGATTAAAGAGCTTCAATCAGAAGCGGAATAGGAGAGAGTATGGAAGATAGATATCTGTATAAAGCTAAGACAACTCCAAAAGAAAAAGGAGAATTTAACAATGTTTGGGTTGCTGGAAATCTTATTGTTTCCAAAGGAAAGTATTACATACATCCTGTGGGCAATGTCGTAAACGTTAAGAATGAGATTGGAAGAATAATTGTGATGCACGAAGTAATTCCAGATACAATCTGCCGATGCACAGGACGTGAGGACAAGAACGGCAAGCTGATTTGGGAGAATGATGTTGTAAAAATAAATAATAGCAAGGTGAATACGCTTATAACATTTAGGGATTTTGAAATTATATGTACAATTCCTAACGAAAAATATTATAAGCATAGGCTTGAATATGATACTGAATATGAAGTTATCGGCAACATCTTTGACAATCCGGAGTTATTGGAAAGCGAGGGATAATATGACGGAGAGTGAAGCAATTAAGATATTGAAGAAAGACAGTTGTTATGAATGCTCACAAGGCACAGACAGCCCGCTTAATTGTGAATATTGGGGATGCAGGGTTGCGAAAGCTACTAGAGTAGCAATACAGGCACTTGAAGAAGTACAACAGTACCGCGCAATCGGCACACCGAAAGAATGTAGGGCGGCGGCGGTTAAGCAGACGGCGAAGAAACCTATATTTAACCATAACCTTAGTGATACTCTTTCTGTATTCCATTGCGAATGTGGAAACAAAATCAAAGTCAGTCACGATATAGGAATAATGAATAACAACAATGCGCCAAATTACTGTAGTAATTGCGGTTGTAGGTTAGATTGGAGTGATGAAGAATGATGTTTCAATCGTGCATAAATTTCATTCTGCTAATACTTATAGCCATTAGGTTAGATATTCTAACAAAATTTGGAGTTAACCTTTTTTGCGTTCTGTCAGTTGTAGGGATGATTGGACATGAGATTTTTGATTATTTGAAAAGAGGAGATAAAAAACGATGAGACTGATTGATGCAGATGCACTAAAGAAAGATTTAAAATCGGTTACTTTAAGCAATGGAACTTTAGTAAATACAAATGCAGTATTGTATTTACTAGAAGAATATCCGA